GTTTTTTGCACCTATCTTAGAATTTACCTTCTTTTGCTGCTTCCTCGATGGAAACAGTAATGCACGTATTTATCGCATCCGCTGGCGTTTTTGTTGCCTGTATGTTTCCTATTCATCAATTTTTATACCTATTCAGCACTTCTCACGGCTTATTTAGCATTCCTCTCCAGCATACACAAAACCTGTCTCTTCCCAAAACTTCATCGGGGAAATGTAGTAATCGTACTGGCTGCTCCCTTCTTTCTTAAAAGCAACTCCGAATTTCAGAAACCCAAGGATAATTCCCTGGCGTATAAACTGCTGATCCTTTTTCATTACTCTTGCCGCTACTGCCACAGGTACATTTTCACCAGTGAACTCCGGTACTTCCAAATATACTTTACTCTTATCCATTTGTCAACTAACTCCTTTCTTTCTGTGCTGCAGTCAGAGCGCTCACAATATCCTCTGCCTTCTTTGGCCCGATGCCCTTCACACCCAGGATAACTTCTCTCACTTCATCCTCAGTCAAGCCTTCCGCATCTTTCATACCGTCCGCATGGCCTGCCTTGTATAAGTTCTTGCAGAACGCATCCATCTGCTGATGATCCATTCTCTTAACATCCTTGTATGTTTTTCTGTTCAATGTGTACTGTTTCATCCTTCGCCCTCCTATACAAACGGTAACTCGCTGTCGTCTCCTGCAGGCATAAATCCATCATTCCCCGACTGTGGCGCCGGTGCAGGCTGTGTGTTATAACCTCCTGCGTTGCCGCTCTCTGCGTTTTTGCTCTCAGCAAACTCCTGGTCCTCCGCAACAATGTCGGTCGTATATACTCGCTGACCGTCCTTATTGGCGTAGCTTCCGGTCTGTATTCTTCCGGTCAGCACAATCTTCGTTCCCTTATGCAAATATCTCTCAGCAAATTCAGCTGCCTTACCAAACGCAACGCACGCAATGAAATCTGCTGAGTTCTCCTGGTTTCTTCCTCTTCTATCTACTGCCAGGGTGTAGCGAGCTACTGCTGTAGCCTGCTCTCCCTGTGAATATCTAACCTCCGGATCACGTGTAAGGCGACCCATTAAAATTACCTTGTTCATCTACTCCGTCTCCTCTCTTTGTGCAACCAGCTGGCCTTCAACATTGTAATCGTATCCCAAAACTTCTGCGCCATTGATATAATCACAAAATGCCTGGCACTCTTCCTTCGTCGTGAAGAATACTTTTCTCAATTCTTCTCCCACTATTTCTTTGAAATCCTTATTGTGATCCACTACTACCTTCGCATATTCAGCACTGGGACCTCCAATAAAATACTCTTCTCCTCTGTCTCCTTTCGCCTTGTACCACGCCATGAACTCTCTGTTTCTCTCGCTTAATTCGTATAGCACATTCTCTTTTGGGTAATAAACTTTCTTACTCACTCTGCAGCTGCACTCATCGTCCACGGTATTCCCGGACGGCAATGCTACCTGGATTCTTCTGTTTTTGTCGCACTTATCGCATTTCTTTTTATACCGATAGTCCCAGCCTACCGCCCAAAGAGTAACTTTGATATGTTCCATTAACTCTTTCAACCTGGCTTGCTTGGCTTTGCTTTCTGCATTCCGTATCGCCCTGTCGCACTCATCTTTCTTTCTCTCAAAGTCTTTCTTCACTGACTCGAAGTTTCTCTTAATACCCTGCAGTTCCTTATTCTCTTTACGCAGTTTCTCGATTTCATCGTTGATTTCCTTTTTTATCGATTCTCTAAGCTCATTCTTTAACTCTTCGATTTTCTCGTCAAATTCGCCTGGCTCAAAATAATCTCCATCATCCCAGTAACACATGATTTCTTACCTCCTCCACTTTTTCTATTTTCAACACATAGTATAATTTGCCGGGTTCCGCACCCCACTCCGGCTTGCCTTTTCCAAATTGCAGGGTGCATTTGCAAACAACTTCCGGCGAATCCTTCGAGTACCCATTTCTGAATACTACTAGTACCGGCCACGGCTTCCGGATTTCTTCCGGTGCTGCCTCTCCATATACCATCTGTCCGCCTACCAGGAGAAAACCGAACGCATTCATAAACCGGCTGTCGTAATATGGTTTGATTTCTCTATACTCCTCTTTCTTTTCTCCGGAGACAATCATATCAAACCACTTCTTTTTTATTGGTAGCGTCAACATCGCCCTCCACCTTCCTTCTTTTTCAGATATTTTTCGCATTTCCGGTATATTTCCGGATCGAACTCTTTCCGTTCGTGCTCGTAGGAACTGTACTCTGCCGGACTGCATCCAGCAATCTGCGACATTTTCATCATTGTTATTTTGGCATCTTTCCTCAGTGCTGCAATATAGCCTGCATACATTCCCTTCTGACTGTTCAAGTTCTGAATCTTAATTCTTTCCTTGACTGCCTCCGACTCTGTAAATCTCTTCACTTGATAAACCTCGCACCGCTCATTTTTGCAATCAAACAGGCATCCATGCCTGCCTCTCAGTCCATCAAAGAACCCCGCCACATATTTTGTGGGTTCTTTGCAGGCATTACATTTTCCGTTCAATATCATATCTTAGTTCCTCTATCATTTGATTATCGGGCATATATAAGCCGTTTCTCCGATCTTGTACGCAACGGTTACTCCGCAATACTTTCCGGTCGGTTTTAACAGCATACATATTCTTTCGTCTGTTCCTTGTATCTTTACGCAATAACCGCACGTCCTGCACGAATACGGTATATCAACCTCTACGATTCCTTTATTTTTCCCCATCGCTCGACACCTTCTTTCTATCTCGTGCTGCAGACCGGAACATCATCAACAGCATTTCTGATACTGGCCTGCTTCTATCTTTCCTCTTTGCCTTCTTGATTGCTTTGAGGTCGTACCACTCGCCCCGGTAGTTCATTCCATCCGGAACATACACGCCTACCTGGTATGGAATTTCTTTCTTGATCTGCTCGTACACTTCCTCCGGCATCACATAGTAATTGTAGTCTCCCAGGAAGTTGTGACCGTTCTTCGAGTGAAAATCCTCTACTGAGGACTTAACCTCATAGCAGTAGAAGTCTCCCTTCTCTATGCCGGACACTGTATTGTTTACCGGCTTGAATTTCATAAAATCCACCCGCACTGCATTCATGGTGGCGTAGTCGAAAGTCACTTCCCTGGCCCAGTAAATTCTCGGATCATTGTTCGGGCAGATGTACCGCTGGATTGAGAGCGACAACATCGCCGTGATTTCCGGTCTGCTATTCATCTTCCTGCACCTCCTCTGTTGGTATTCCTGCGTAATTCAACGCCTGCTCATATGTCATGCCGTGATTTTTTATCTGCAGGCAGCCCTCGCACATTCTCCTGTGCTTATCGTTATCAGATGTTCTCAACCGCTGCAATCTATTCGGCACAGGCTCTAGGTGACACCCGAAGCCACACACGCAACATCCGGTTCTCTGTTCTCCTGTAAAGTACCAGTTGCCTTTCTTGTCCTGGTATGGCGTTCCATACACGCTGCAGATCGGAATGCGCTGCTCCACCGCATACTGGATAACCTCATTCTTCGGCCAAAATCCCATAGGTTGGCTCTTTATTGTGTGACCGTCGTACACATTACATCCCGTGTGGTTGTACTGGTTCTCTCTTCTGAAACTCTCGTCCTGCGTTATACCGATAAATGGTTGTCTGCCTGTCTCCTTGACATACCTCTTGAACGGTTCTTTTTTTAGTGCCTCGCAGCAATACTCCGAAATATCTGCAGGCATCTGTTCCGTGTCCGTCAAATACTGCCACTTCTTCGCCAGCATTCCGAATTTTCCTCTCTTATCTCCGTTGAGCAAGTAGTTTCTGTATTTCTCGCTGAGCTTTCCATGTCTCAGTTTTCTAATCTTTCCTGCTGTATCTTTGCTTGTAATCGGAAATCCTTTGTTTTCACACACCCACTTAAAACTATGCTTCGGCCGGATCACTACCAACTCAATATCGAGTTCCGGGAACTGCTCTTTGAGCCATTTCGTATATGTCTTAACAAACTCTCTGATTTCCTGAAATTCCGTCCCGGTGTCCGCAAACACCAAGGGAATTTTACCGGTCAATTTATACTTTCTGTACGCCTGGCACACTATGTACGCCAAGACTGTACTATCCAGTCCGCCGCTGAATGATATGTAAACCTCTCCGTACCAATAATTCCACCACTGATATACTCTTACCATAGAGAATGACGGCTTCATCTCATACGGCTGGTACTTCATGCTTTTGAAACTGTCCTTTGGAAATTTCAAATCTTCTTCCAGTAGGTACATCTCGTGTCTCCTTTCTATCTGCTGAGCATTTTCTCGATCAGCTGGTCGTATAACAGCTTATAGTCCGGACCACTCTTTGCTTCCCTCAGCTCGGCTTTGGTTCTGTCGAGTTCCGCCTGCAGATTATTCAAATGTTCTAATGTGTCCGTATCTAACTGCCCTGGCCCACACTTCATTCCTAACGAAACCGCCAGGGCAATGTCCAAATCCTGCACTTCACTTTCTGTCAGCTCTCCAATCCACTCTCCAATTCTTTCCTCCGAAACCGTGGAAATCTGCTCGCACAAGAGTGTTGATGGTCTAAGTGCTGACTCAATATATACATGAGTCGGAAGGTCAGTCTTTGGTTTGGTCGTCATATATACCACTTCGACCGTGTTGCTGTTCGCATTGTTCTTATCGTTTGATACTATAACTGCTGGGCGCCCCCCCCCGCTGCTCACTTCCCTCTTCTCTGTAATTGCTTCTGACGTAGTAAATCTGTCCTCTCTTCATGCTACTTTGCACCTTCTTTCTTTACATATAAATCGCTGGTTCCTTCGACCACGCCCTTCTCTTCGTCGTTAGGAAACTGGAAGCCGTACTGTTCCAGTATTCCGTAGAACGCCTTCACCTTCTCACCTTTGACCGTGTTGTATGTGTAATTCCACTCAACCAAATCTGCGTCAGCGACCATTGCGGATACCAGGCAGAGAAGTTTCTGCAGTACGCTGAGTCCCTGCATTTTCTTACGTGCTGCTTCTTTTTCTTCTTCCGGCGCATTGTAAACCTCGCATCCCACAAAGAACTCAATCAGCTTGTTATGACCTGTGAATGTCTCCCAATCCATCATCTGCTCGAAAAGGTCCGCTTCAACCTGCTTTTCGTCTGTGACTTTTTTTATTCTTCCGGATAAAATACCTTCAATGAACGCCTTCCTCGTATTGGCCGCTTCTTTCAGAATTGCCTTGATCTGTTTCTTATTCCGCATATTCTGCTTTTTGGCTTCCTCTTCCGGCGTAAGCACCTTCTTTTCCTTCTTTTTCTTACGGATCACGTACAATGTTCCATATCTTTCCAGGTAGAACATCGGCTCGCCATCGTCCTCGAACTTCATTGTCTTAGGCGGCTCCTTGTCCAGGCTGTAGTCCTTCATGCGTTCCCACTTATCCGTGTAAAACTCACTGTCCGCTTCCTTCGGAGCTTTCTTTAATCCCAGTTTCTTCATCATTGCCACGTACAACTTCATGTTTTCCTGGCGTTTCTGCTCCTTCTGAGCGTTGATTGCTCTTCTTGCCAAATCTCTCGAATCTGTGGAATCCTTCAAAATCTTGTCCCTGGTCTTTACGTCCTTGATCTTTTCCAGCTCGTACAAATCCGTAAGCGACAGCTGGTAGCCGTCCTGTCTCTCTTTCTCCATCAGCGTCTTGGAATCCAGTTTTGCGATATTCAAGCGGTGTCTGATTGTTTTCTTGCTAAAGCCGGTCTTTTCAGCGATTGTGTCCTCTGTTTCTCCCAAGTCAAGCATCATCTGAAATCCCTGGGCCTGTTCCCAAATCGTCAGATCATTACGCTGCATATTTTCTTCCAGCATCGTTGACATCTGCTCTTTGTCTGTCATGCCTTCTACAACCCTGCAGGGTGCCTCTGTAACGCCTGCCAGCTTAGCCGCCGCACTTCGTCTGTGACCGATGATTGTGATGTATTCTCCCGGTTCTCCTTCTTTCGGAATTACCGTCAAATTCTGCATAATTCCATTCTTCTTAATGGACTCTGCCAGCTCTGTCAAATCTCCGAGATCTTTTCTCGGATTGTCCGGGTGTGGGTGGATATGCTCCAATCCAATAGTTACGATTCCTTTAACTTCCATTGCCTGTCCTCCTTAATCTCTTAGCCAATACCGCATATTGCGAATTTTATATTTTCCAACGCTCACATTTGCGAGCTTTTATGGTAAAAAAATTTACCCTACTTCCTTCTGCAGCAATCTCAGAAGCGGATGCCATGGTCTTGTGCCTCGAATACGGCCGATAATCTTCTTGATATTGCACTCTGTTTTGTCGATTTTCACGTACCCTTCATACTTTCCCTGGTTTCTTTCCGTAACCGGTCTGTCGTGGAATCCGTCCGTAATCATAAATCTGTCCTTCGCATCTGTCTCGTCCTTGAAAGCTACATAGTGCTTATTGCCATGTGCGTAGTACCCGACAATTACCATATCTCCTACCTCCCTTCGTATCTGTCGTGAATAGCAATCGGGTAGCTGATCCCGGTAATCTGTTTGAATCTGCTGTCCGATGTGTAAAGAATATTGCCGCCTGCCATATACCAACGTTTCCGGCAGTATGCAGGCTTACAGTCAACGTACTCCTGGCCCATAACCTCACGCTTTTCGATATACACGCACTGTCTGATGTCGTCCGGTTCAAAAGGACCTTTCTGTGTATCCAGGATATACAGCTCTCTTGCGTAGGAAGATATGCCGTTATTCGTGCAATCTCCCAAACTGCTACGGTACACCTCTGCGGTCAGACAACTTTCAATCTCATAGTTACTCTTCATCCAGTCAATCACTTCGTCCGGATATTTGCATCTGCTCCATAACTCGCCCATAAATACCAGCTCGTTGTCAAACTCCTGCACCATATATGTATCATCGTCCAGCTTTACTGCCTGCAACTGAATGTACTCCTTCGTTCTTTCGTCGCACGCAACTCTCTTTACGCATCCGTCAACCTTTCCATATCCTCTGATCTTGTGCGTTTCGATATAGCGATCCAGTTTCTTTTCTGCAAACCCTGCAGGAATGTCCTCTTCATTTACTGCTACATCTCCGCTTTCCAAAACAGCGTACTTATTTGAGATTTCGCACCATGTTCCTTCCAGGTGTAACACAAATCCTTCTTTCTCAATTCTCATGTTCTTCTGCCTCCTTTGCTGCTCTCACTTCTGCGATTCTCACATAGTCCGGGATATGAAAGCCATTTATGATATTCACCGCCTGCAGCTCTGTTAGATTGCACCTGGCCTGCAGTTCTTCCCGCAACTTTCTTCTTTCTCCAATGTCCTGCAGTCCGTTAGACGGCAGGAGCAACGCTCTGTCTCTGTATTCATTTGCTATGGCTCTTGTCAGAATTTCCACTAACTCACCCTTTCCACGTAATCAACGCATCCAGGACTGATTTTTTCATCCTTACAGAACTCCGACCAGCACTCCTGCAATTCTTTGAGGTTCTGAGCGTCAAACTGCGTCTCGTCTCCACCGTTGAAGCCAATGTTATAGGTTCCTCCTCCGGATTTAACTACTCCTTTGCTTGCCTCTCGTAATGTCACACTACATCACCCGCCTTTCTTAATGCGCACTTAGTACATACCGCACCGTCAAGGTGTGATGCCTTAACAACTCCTGCGTCCTCCGGTCTCTGCCAGCAGAGTGTCCCGCATTCCGGGCAACGTACCTTTTTCCAACCAGGTTTTCCCTCCGGTCCGTTTATTACCAGTGGCATGCACAACCAGCCACCTCGATCTGTAGCCTTTCTCGGTTCTAACTTCATGTTCACTCTGCCGCCTCCATTTCTTCCAGCTCTCTGATAACTCTCTCTACCGCATATTTTCCATTATTGTTGAGCTGTCTCTGCCATGCACCTACCGACGGTGCCCATCTGAACCCATTGCTTTTCAGAATATCTCTTACCTCCGGTTCCGGCTTTCCTTCAAAGAACAGCTGGATTCTCATAGCCTCCACATTCTCCTTGATCTTGAAAAACTTATTCTCGCTCTCCTGTGTTCCCTGGGACTTCGTTTTCTGCAGGCTCTTGATTCTTCCTTCCAATCTTCGGATATTGGCGTTGTTGTTCGCCAGCATATAGTCCGGAAAACCGATTCTTCCGCAGAAGTCCGGTTCTCTCAGCTGGGCGATCTGTTCGTCTGTATATCCCATGTCATGCAGCGTTGCATCGCCTTTTTCTTTGTCCTTCATACGGATTGCTTTGTTGGCCTGCTTCATTCTCTCCTGGTCCTCTCTCAATCCGTCAACCTTATCCTGCAGCTTCTCGATTGCGTTCTCATCATCAGACTTGATAACGTCCTTGCCATAAAAAATTGCCTCAATCTTTCCAAGGATTGCCTCAACCTCTTTATAGTCCTCATGGTTCTTATCCCATGCAGCTACCTGCTTTTCCTTCTTTTTGACCGGGAAGTTTCCTGCTCCGGAAATCATTACCGACGGACACATCATGCCGATCTGAATATCCTTGTTGATGTTCTGAGCCAGTCGTCTCGAATATCTCTCGCAGAGCTTCGACACTCTTTCCTCTTCGGTTGGTCTTGCCTCGATTACCTTCTCTGCCAGCTCGTATGCCTTATCGACCTGTGCCTTGTAACCAGCAGTCTTGCTCCCGGTCTTATACTCACTGAATGACATCATATCGTTTGCCGTCTTTGCTCCGGCCTCATTGATACCGAAATACACTCTTTCCATTACGCCACCTCCAAATACTCACCGATTTTCTCAATATTCAGCTTTACTACCGGATATGTGCAGTAACCGCTTTTTACCATTCTGCCGGTGGCCTGCCCGAAACCGTGCTGCTTGATAAACTCCATCGCCCAAGGGCAATTATTCGTGTCGATCACTGTCTCATCCTCTGCAAGTCCGCTTCCTGTGATACATACCGTGATTCTTGCAATAGGTCCGTCCTCGTTGTTCCAAATCTCGATTGCCCTGCTGTTGTCTGCCTGGTATCTTGCCACTTGCAAAAAGCAATCCTTATACACCGCCCATTCTGTCTTAACCTCTAATAATGCCATAGCCTTACGCCTCCTTCTTTGCTTCTCTGATCCGCTTTGTCTTAATTGCACCGTCAACAATGCTCTGCAACTCTCTTGCTGTCAGTCCTGCGTAGTTATTCATATCAACCTCTTCCTGGCCGATCCCTGCTCTTTCGAGCTGCCTCTGAAAATAACCCATATCGCCGTCGTAGTCGTACACCTGCTCACCTCCTATGCTGCTCCTAAAATTCTCTCTACGTCTGATCTTCTCTGACGCATCATCAACATTGCTGTCACTTTGTCAATCTGACCGGAAGTGAGGCTTACGATGAAATCTGCCACCTGGTTGTGCATCTTATACACTTCCTGGTACATTCTGTCTGCCTCAGCCTCGTAGCTGTTTGACTTTTCCATATCCAGGTGTTCTTCTTCCATCCAATACTCTGACTGGTTCTCGGCTTCTTCCATTTCAGCCTCTAAAGCTCTTAACTTCTTCAATAATTCCTTCATGCAAATACGCTCTTTTCAAATTTGCGAACTGTGTTTCACGTGAAACACTCATTTGCGAGTTATGCAGGTAAAAAAATTTACCTAGAACATTTTTTTCATTTCCTCAGCCTTCTCTTCGAGGCCGTTGCTTTCAAGAATCCAAAGGTCAAATCGAACTGCCTCGTCGGTGAGTTCACAACCGCAGTCACTCAGACTGTAAAGCTCGTCGATGATTTCACCCACCATCCAGTTATTTCCTGCAGCTACCATAGCTGTTGCAATGCTCTGAACTTTTGCCTGGCAAAATCTCCATTCATCTGAATACAGGTCGCATTTCTCTCTTTCTTCCAGTGCTTCTCTATAATCTTCTCTGTTATACATAACCACTACCTCCGTGTGTTTTATTTGTTGTTTGATTATGTATATATTATACTTCGCAACTGCGTATTTGTCAATAGGTTTACTTCTAATTTGCGTATTATGTTAAAGTTTTTTTACAACAATCTCGTAACCGAGAGCTGTTACCATCTTTGAGAAGCTATCGTATCTCATGCTCTTAGCGTTTCGGTTGAGAGACTGGCTGATGTTCTGTCTCGTAATCCCCATTCTGTCCGCTAAATCCTGCTGGGTCATTTTCTCTTCGTCCAGGATGCAGCGGATCGTCTCCTCTGCATTCGTCGCTTTAATCTCCATCTATTTTCTCCTTTTCTTCTGTCTGACTGTTACTCTTGCCTTCGCTACCAACGTACCGGTCTTTGTTCTTTCCGGATCAGTAAACCTTAACTGACTTCTGTTCATTTCCAGGTTTTCTTCATTGTCTATCAGCACCAGGTTCTCTATGTTGCAGTTGTCCTTATTTCCGTCCAGGAACGATACCATCTTACCTTCGGGAACTGGTCCGTTGTGTTCTTCCCATACTGCCCTGTGGACAAACTCGAACCGCTCCCATTGTTGACCGGTTTCTTTAACCTTTCGGATAAGATAGCCGTCTGTCGTATGTGTGTACTCTCCTACTTCCATGTGGTTTGCCGGGACATGGCCTTTCTTAAACATCGTTGCCCTGCACTTCTCATATTGTTCCTGGCTCATTGGCTTTCCCTTGTTGGCTGGAACGTGTCCTTTATCAAACCTGCAGTCAACGCCGCTGATGATGTCATGGTTCTTTTTGTATGCCCTGCATTGTTTCTCGCTGAACTCTATTCCGAAATGCGCTGACACCAGTTCTGCAATCTCCTTCGTCTTTCTCCCTGTCGCAATGCTCCGAATGTAACTTTCCATTCCCTCCGGATATTTTAGCGAGTACCCTTTTGGAACCCCGCTGGTAGTGCCGCTCTTTATGCCATACCGATTCTTCGCGCCCTTTATCACCGCATCGGAAAATTCCATTCCGTACTTCTTATCGAACCCCTGTTGATTTATCAGCTCTGTAACCTGTTTCGTGGTTCTGCCTGGAACATTCTCACGCAGCCAGGCAATCACTTCTTCGGGCCAGCCTCTCATTTATGGTTCGCCCCCCCCGCATGAACTTCGAGCATTTCCGGAACCGCCTTCTGTCTTTCGTACCCGTACTCGTCCATGTGCTTCATTGCCTTGTACTGCAGTTCTCCGTTTTTGATGATCTGCTCGCTAATGTCGCATATAGCATCAGTTCTCTTCAACTCGCTTTCCAGCTCTTCTCCTGTCAGATCATCGTCTCCCAGCTTTTCCAGCTGAGCGAACAGGTGGTTATTCAAGTCTCCTAATGTATTCTTCATATTGCCATCTCCTTCCTTGCTTCGCCTACCGCCAGCTCCATCGTTGTATTGAACGGCGTGTTGCAATCCTCCATCTTATCGAATAATTCGACTGCCTTCTGCAGGAACTCTTCGCTGTCTACCAGTTCCTCATATTTTTCTTCATCCAGGTTTCCGTTTTCAAACAACCCCTGCAGATAATTCTTTACATCCTCTGTTCTGTCGTTCTTACTCATTGCTCTGCTGATCTCGCCCATAAGTGCCTCGTTGATTACTGCAGGCTCTTCCGTGATGTAGAACCTTGCGTTGCCGCTGATACCTCCGCTGATTTCGTACCTAGTGTCTGTATGCTCTTCCATCAGAATGCTACCTTCAATGCTCACATACTCCTTTGCCTGGGTGCCTGCTATCTGATCCAGTCTATCAATCAGCTGTTTCTCGTCACTGGAAATCGCAACCACAGTTACTCCAATGTCGTCCGGACATTCCCAGCATCCAGCTAACACAAATAAATTTACTGTTTTATTCATCCTCTGCCTCCTTCCAGTCGCCTGCAATCTCTGCGACCGTTCTCTCCAAAATCTTGAACTTCTCCGGATCAATCCAGCTCGGTATCTCTCCGTTTCTTACTCTTTCCTGGTACCGGTTCAAACACAACTGCTTTACTGGTACTGGTCTGCCTATCTGAACAAACATACCTCTCTGCTTGTCCCAGGCAAATGCTCCGTACTCTACATTCTCGACCGCAGCTTTCATAGCCTCCACTGCTACATCCAGTGCATCCAACTCTGCCGGGCCAGGTGGCATCTCTTCAATGTTCCGGATATTATGCAGGTACGTTTCCAGTACCGCCACATTTTCTCTATATGTCATATCATCACCTACCATTCAATCGGATATCCGGTCAGATTTTCGCACTGCTCCAACTCTTCTGCGAACATTGATTCATATAACTCCTTCAATTCAGACTTGCCCCTAAAATTGGTGTCCTGCAGATTTATCCAAAAACTGAAATCCTGTTCCGGGTTCGGCCTTCCCAAGTTTCTTCTTAGCTCAAAGTCCGCCTCTGCCATCGGCTCTGCTGGCAAGCTGGCTATCTTTTCCTCTCTCGCCTTGGTAAGAATATATCTGCCTTCTTCAAACACTTGCCGGATGATGTTGTTCATTGTCAGTTCAATGCTTTCTTCTCGCATTCTACCTATCACTGCATACATATCGCATTCCGCATCATCTAATAGTCTCAAATCATCTATTCCACAGTCAAACACTGCTCTTACTAATTCTGTATTCATTCTGCATCCTCCTCTTCTTCCGGGTGCCAGTGATACTTGCAATCCGGATTTTCGCACCTACCGTTCCACATCGTACTGCCGCATTCCGGGCAGGTGGTCGCTTCGTATGGTCCTCCGCCTAACATCTGATCCGCTCCTTTCTACAAATACGAGCAGCCGTACCTCTTTCGGAAGGTCTCCCTGCCGCCCTTATGAATAATCTGCTTTACTTCGCCTTCTTCCCGATCCGCATCGATTATTCGTGCAAATTCGTCTGCCTTCTGCAGGGCGTATTCTTTTTCCCAGGCCAGCTGTCCGATAATCTTTGACATTCTTTCCGCCATCGGGTTTCCGTGTATTCTCATTAGGATTTCTCCCATATTGTGACAGTTGTTACATACTGGCACTTTCAATCCGTCCTTCTCGCTCAGCTCTCTACCGGCGGTACCGAACACCAAATGATGCTCAGCTTCCGACGGTCTGCCGCAGATGAAACAGATTTCCGGATAGTCTGTCACTATTCCTTTACTCACCGCTTACACCTACTTTCTGTTTCCAACTCCAACGATTACCAAGAACGTAAATACCACTAATGCTGCCATAGTCTCGCCTCCTAACCGTAAATTATTTCTCCAAACAAAGCGTACTGAATGATTGCATCCGCAACCTCCGCATCTACCATACCGCAATCAATATGTAATTCATGATCGATCACCTCGAAAATATCACTGCTCTTAGGCTGTTCTGCATACACTCTAATTCCCTGCAGGAGTTTCACCTTTGTTAATTCATACGTCGCATCTTCCTCGTTATCGTGAATGAGGATTGAACCGCCTTTTGAGATAACATCGCTTGCAAAATTAAACTCTATCCCACACCTTGGCTCTACTTTATCAACCCAGTAAGTAATTCCACCTTCCAGTGCTGACACCATGATGTCGTCTATGTCCTCTTTAGATATAACAACCGTCGCAATAATCTGAACCCTGTCGTACTGCTCCTCTATCTCTTTTTTCTTGAAATGTGTAATCAGTTCTGCCATAACTCTGCCGGCTTTTCTAGCATTCCAGCTCTCGTTTGTTTTTCCTTCGCATAATCCCTTTGCGATTTCCAATGACTCCGTAATTTCTTTTGCACTTCTCATACCTTCTCTTCGTCCTTTCTCGCTTGTTTTATTGCTTGCGCAACTCTTTCTTCATATCCAAACTTAAAATTCACGCCTGCGTCTATAAACGCTGTTAAAATGCTTTCCTGCACCGCCTTGACTGTCGCCCAGTCCGGTTCGTCGTCCTGCGTTCTGATACCGAACTGAACCATGTAGTCCTCGATCACGTGCCACAACTCATATTCCAGCTCATCCATACATCCGAGTGCCGATACATCCACGACCGCCGGTGCTGTTATTTTCTTTCCGTCTGCCAGTTCCAGGTCTACTGTGTCAATATCTTCTCCGAACTCACCGCCTTTCTTGTGGTGTGCCAGGATGTCGCCTGCAAAGTCATAGCCTCTGTCGATCATAGCCTCGCTGTTGTCGTCGTACAGTCTGAAACATCCGGCCAGTTCGCCCTTCTCGTGTCTCTGCAGAACTTCTTCCCAGGTCAGCTTTCGCATTCCTAACCAGGTGTAACCCATTATTCATCGCCTCCTTCATAATCTGCCCCGCAGTACGGACACTTTGTTGCTCCGTAGCAGTTAAACATCTTCCCGCATTCTTTGCAGGTATCTAGCTCCCCATTTCTCTGCCAATCTTCCAGCAGGCTGCTTACGTGCTGCCAGTCCAGTGCCTCGAAAACTTCCTCTGCCAAATCGTCCTGCTGGTTGCACTCCTGCAGGATGCTGTTTCTCGTGTACACCGTATCGGATAATTCCGGGATGTAGCACGGATCATCCGGTCTGTGGTAAAACGCATCTTCGTCTTTGAAGATATGTCCTTGTCCGTAGAACTCACGGACGATCTTCTCGCCTTCTCCATTTTCATCCGGCGGCGTGTAACTACCAACCAGTACCGGGATGTTTACTTTCTGCAAGGCCTGCGACAGTTCCAATATCATACCGTCAATGGCTTCTGCATCCTTTACAAGCTCCCTTGTGGAAGGAACTCCACTCGTTCCGCTTCTCTTGGCTTCTATCCACATTTCAATATGCTCGTCGATGTCGAAATCTTCGTAGTAGGATTCCAGGCTGTCCTTGAAACTATCTGCCTGGTTCTCTTCATCGAAATCAATCACCATTGAGAAATCTTCGCCCGCAGGTGACGACTGCCCGATTTCAACATAGGTTCTTCTGTTGTCCGGCTCAATGTAGGCTTCCCAGTTCCACCCCATTTCTTCTGCCTTATCGAGAAGCATTTTCAAGCCTCTCGATATGTCCTTGTATTCTTCCATGCCCTTATTCCTCCGCATCTGCGTAGTACGCATCGAATGCAATACCGGCATTTACCAGCTTATCTTCCAGGTAATTACCGTAGCACCAACCGTCTCCATCTTCCCAAAAACTGTCCCAGGCTTTCTTTAATACCTCTCTCGCCTTCTCTTCATCATCTTTGCTTACAATAAACACGCAATCCATCCAGTCGTTTAACTGTGACTGCACTCTGATTACGCTTTCCTTTAATACTTCCACTCCGATATTCATTGTGCCTGCTCCTTTCTCAAATGTAATAGCAACTGAAATTCCAGTGATGCCCGAACTCATAGTACAAACCGTATCTCTCGAATATCTTGTCAAATTCTCTTCTGACCGAAGGAAGGATGCCGTAGTACAGCATCTCGCATACCGGTCCTTCAAAACTCATGCTAAGAATGTGTTCCGGATTAACATATTCAAAATGTCTCTCCGGCTGGTCTACCACTTCGATCAGATGCTCCCTGTCGTTGTAATAATATTCTCCGTTCTCCGGATCGTAACTCGTGTACTTCTTTCCGTTGAAGTAAATATCAACGTCCTGCCATAACCCATGCTCTAGCAGAAACTCTCGAATCTCCTTTGCCAGGTTCTCAATCTGCTCTGCTGTCAGCTTTGTTACTGCGCTCACGCAATCGCCTCCTTTCTAACTCTCTTCTTAACCAGTCGTGCCGGGTACTGCGGCTGGTTCTCTCTGTATTCTTTCAATCTCTCCCTTGCCTCTTTCCTTGTGTATTCGGTCAAGGTGTACTCCCAGCCGTACCCGTAATTTAACTGCAGTTCCCAGGTGTCGATTGTCTTTCTCTCGTATGCCATCCTACGCAACCTCCTCTTTCTTCGGCTTTCTGCCACGTCTCTTCGGCTTTTCGACCGGCTTTTCTTCCTTGGCCTCTTCTGCAGGTTCCTCAGCCACCGGTTCCTCGGCTTTCTCTTCGGGCACCGGTTCTTCCTTGACTACCGGCTCTGCAGGAAGCACAACATCCAGCTTGTATCTCTTTGTAATGCTCTGAATCATCGTCGCTACCTCTGTGCTTACTTCCTGGATTTCGTCCTCGGTAAGTCCTTCTGTCAAGCTCTCTGTCTGGGTCCAATATCCTGCATTATCCAGGAAATGATTTAATACCTTCTTTGCTCTATCGTGTTTTACGTCCCACTTCATATCGTTTACCTCTCTTCCTTTTCTCCGGCGATCAATGCCAGTACCACTACTCCATTTATCAAAATTGCTACCAAATTCTTCGCTCTCATACCGTCGTATATGCCGACCATAAAGTTGATGAACAATACCGACTGCAGGAACTGTCTTAATTTCTTCATTGCCAAATCAGCCTCCTTTATGATAGACTTAACAGTTGAGAGGCGGTGTTGCTGCCTCCCGACCGTTAAGGGAACTACTTAATCAATCAAACCTAACCATTTCAGAATTGCCGTAATCACTGACACAATCATGATTACTATGGTGGAGATTATGCTGGCCTGCTTTTCTCTCTTCTGTAATTTAAGGTTTTCGATTTCAAGTAGTTCCTTTTCCTTTGTGGAAAAGTCTTTCTTCCTACCTTTCTTACCCAACTGGTAATTCCTCCTTCCTTAAGATTTAATCAACTTGTTTTGTTTGATTATGGTTATATTATAACTCGCAATTGCGTATTTGTCAATAGATATACTTCTATTTTTCGAGATTTTGCCAAATAATTTTCGCACTTGCGACAACTTCTGCAATTTCCGGATCATCAACACCAACTAGTGTATTGCTCTGCATTTTCATTTGCGAGGGCTGCAAACCCGCATGGTTGCTTGGTGTGTTGTAAGATTTCTTACATGATTTCTTCTATGGTTTCTACAAGGATTCTTTACTAGATATTAGAGATTAGATAATAGATATTAGAGATAGAATAATATATGCTCATTTGCGTACTCTCAAAAGCGTATTTTATCCACAAATGCGTGTGGATAATGTGGATAATTGCACCTCTGAAAACATATAGAACTATGACTTCGTACACGGTTCAATACCGGCTTTTAGCCTTTAGGCATAGGATAGGTACTAAAATCGCCTATCGTGTCTCGGGAACTTTTCGTCAAAATACCCGGTCTTATTTTGGTTGTTTTGTATATTGATTTTACCTGCAGTCTTGTTCCGCTTTTCTGCAATAAAAAAAAGAGCCTACAACCCCCTGCGGATCATAGGCTCCCTTGCTTACTCTGCTGAGTTAATGAAATCCTGGCAGTCCAGTTCCCGGTATGCCTTCTCAAAGGTTTCCTTCGGACTCCATGATACATAACCATCCGGATATTTCACGGCGTACCCAGGTGCTCCGTTCTTCTCCTTCGGCTCAGCTTTTACAATTTTCACGCCGATATAGTTTTTCATAATGTCACCGTTTCCTCCTGTTATTTTACTCTGATGGTGTCTCCTGCGATAATAAGGTTCGGATTCTCAATGCCATTGAGTTGAACAATCGCATTGACCGTAGTTTCATACTTCGCCGCAATACCGGAAAGCGTATCTCCACTCTTAATGGTGTAATACTTTTTGTTTCCGGCGTTGATTACGTCCTGGACCTCCTGCCATCTACTGCCAAGAACAGTCCTTCTCACTTCATCGTCACCATACTTACCGGCCCACACCTCATCTACAAGTTCCTGCACGGATGCTTTGTCGATGTGATTGATTACATCCTGCACTTCATTGTATCTGCTACCGAGAGCTGCCTTTCTTGCGTCGCCCCCACCGAACTCGTCCTTCATCGTTCTGTAAAGTAGGTCGAGTGTGCTGCCTTCCGGCTCTGAAATCTCCGGCTCCTTAGCTTCATCTCCTGTGCTGGCAGAGAATCCATTAAGGCCTGCTTTCTTGATTTCTGTTTCAAAATCACGATAGCAAAAATCCTGATCCACGGTTCTTCCGCAGATTGTCTTGTCGGCAATGTAGTTATACTCTCCTCCGTACTGCCAAATATCGTGACCTGTTACCGGCTCATTTGAAGAATATCTCGCTACCCAATGAGTGAATCTCTGCAGGCGATCATCGTCTACGTGTGCCTGGAAATGCGAATCAGATGTATATACTCCGACAAAATATCCAGCCTTCTCACACTTGTCGCAGAACGCAATCACAATATCCGTAAGAACATCTCTGCTATTGTTCAGCATCTTACCTTCTACGTCGTAGTAGATAGGATATTCAAACTGCTTTCCGGCAATGACGGACAGAAAATGATCTGCCTCCTGTTCCGCCTCCGCAACAGACTTTGCATTGCCGTAATAGTATGCACCTACCGGAAGTCCGATAGCCTTACACTGTGCATAGTAATTTTCAAACTTGCTATCCTTGTACTTGCCATCATCTGCTCCTGCAGCTTTAATGATAGCAAATCTCACTCCTCTTTCGTTCCTGGCCTGCTCGATGCTCATATCTCCCTGCCAGTGTGAAATATCAATACCAAATAGTTTTTCCATAGAAAACTCCTCCTTAAATCAAAATAAGGGGCAGCTTTTCAGCCACCCCGATGTGATGCTTTTTCAGAACTTACGCTTTGATTAACTTTCCTTTTTTGAGAAGATTAACCATCTTGGTGTTCTGCGCTGCGGTATATGCGTAATTTGTAATTCCATTTGCGGCTGCGATCTTGGCCCGGTGCGCCTTCGATGTGTCTTTCTCGCCCACTGCGGCAAGCGCCGTAATGATAGAACCCGATGCCCCTTCATACTTAGGGTAATAGGCGTTTCCACGTCTCGGATTTCCGGAAACAACAACCACCGTGTGTCCTTTGGTCTTTGTGACAAGCACATCGCCGTTGAACAGTTCAGTTTTGGAAGTTACCGCAATCGGTTCCATAAACTGTCCTGTTGCTTTTAATGCCGAAACCTCGGACGCTGTGTTGAAATTTCCCGGATCAAAGCCAGCCTGGATGCAGCACGCTCTCACGAGTGAACTGCAGTCTGCCTCTGTTTTTGCAGAAATCTTTGCGAGCTTTCCGGCTTTTCTCAGCTGTTCGATTACATTGCTTCTGTGCCCCTGGCAATATCCGATATTGTTGTTTCTGCATCCCTGCAGCATAGCTTCCGCAATGGCATTTGCTACTGTGATGCTCTTCGGCCTCAGACAGTACCAGCCTTTTGAATGGACGTAATACGCCTGGGTTGATACCTCGTTTCCAGTCTGATCTCCCGGCTTTCCTCCGGAAATGTGACCGTTCTCGTCAATTCTTGCGCTTCCAACTACTAAACTCATGGTTCTTCCTCCTAACAAAATAGGGCAGCCTTTCGACCGCCCTGTGCTTACAATATGTTCTCAGATTACTCCTCGTCCTCGCTGTTTGAGCCGATGTTGGCTGAATCAGTTAAACCTTCGCCGATGATGTATGCCACCACGGACGCTCCTGCCATAATGAGCGCTGTAACCTGTGTTGCTGTGTTGTCCGTACCGCCAGTAGCCAGGATCATCATAGATACGAATGACGCTACCGCAGTCCACAACTTTCTGCTTGTGAGTTTTCTAACCCAATCAATTTTCTTCATGTTCCTTTACCTCCTGTTATAAAAATGAATTTTTTTCCATGCACTTCTGATAAACTTTGTCTATCTCGGCAATGGCATTTACTGCTTTGCTGTTCTTGTATTCCGGATGCTCTGTGCAATAACGCTCATAGTCCGAAATATCATCTAAAATCTGATTGAAAAACTCTTCGGAATGTTTGACATCCCTTCTCAACTCGTCGGCAAATCGCAGGATTCTTGTACGGCATCCGTCCGCATCATCTTTATCCATGCGCCTTTCGAGCTTGTTGTGCTTTTCTCCCAGTTCTTTTAACTCTTTCTGCACTGATTCCAGCTTATCCATAACATCCTTGTTCATCGACTTTCCGATGGCTCTCATGCCGTTTCCGATAATCTTCCCAACTGCAGACCACGGATTTACCTTGATGGGTGTGATCTGCACCAGCGTCAAGAACAGCAGTAGGGCTCCACCGCTTGCAAGAATTTCATTCAAAGACATTGGCTCTTTTACCTCCTTCCCAAACGCACCGCAGTTCCCACGGTACATCCGTAATATCTGCCGCCTTTTCACCCAAAATGGCCTCTATTACTGCATAAAGAATGGCATCCGCACGTAGGTCCTTATCGAACCGGTACAGATGCCATACCAAATGATTATGCAGGTTCAGCAGATCCTCTTCGTCTGCCTCGGTATTGAGCAAGCCTAACTCTACGGCCGCACTTTCCAGGCGGTCATAGTTGTAAAATTCTGCGTAGGGTATCATGTTGTCTCAAACTTCTCACCAGTGATTTCTTCAAACTCCGCTGCTGTTATCCATCCCTTGTCAACAGCGTTATGGACCATTTCGTCGGTCCACAATCTTGTCCCATCCGGCTTATATGTGTTGTAATATTTCTTTACAACCGAATACTTTGGACTATGCTTTGTTTTTGCCATGCTTGCTACCTCCTAAATTTCAATTCCAGTCATCATACTGAGATAATCGATCTGAGACTGCATCGTTTCCATTTTGATTTCCTCTGCAGTTTTTTCTCTAAAGGCGAGATAATATCCATCTACGCCTTCGTAATGCGTCTGCTGGATAAATGCACCATTCTCGTATGTGGTTACATTTCCTCCGGAACTTTCGACTGTCATCGGGGAGCAGTTGTCCTCGAAGATTGTCTCGTCGATTTCTGTCTCGCTTATGAAGTTGTTTCCGTTTTGGGTAAGTCCTTCAATGCTTGTTCCATCAGCCAGCGTAATCTTGAATGTTTCTTTTTCCATGTTATCCTCCTTCCGAATAGGCTGTAATATAGCTTAAACATATTGTCAATCTGCAGTCTTGACATGATTTTATAGTTACTGGCAATCCACGACTTGAAGCTGTTTTCAACTGTTGCAAAATCAATTTTTCCCAAGTCTAATTGCCTCTTATATGCCTTTAGCTTTTTCCGTTCTCTTGTAACAGATTTTGGGTTAATTTTCTTAACCACTCTTCCGGTATCAGTTAGCCAATACTGAATCTGCAGTATTCTGAACGGCTTGTCTATCCTGGCAATCCTTGTCTTTCTCATGTTTAGTATCAAGCCTATTTCATCAGCTAACTTTTTGATAGCTTCCAGCAAATTTTCGAGCCGTTCCTTACTTTCGGAAATAGCTCTTATATCATCCGTATATCTTCCATAGCCTTCTATGCTAAAGACAATCTTTGCGCAGTTATCTATCTTATACGGATGTATGATGCCTATATCCTGCGACGGCTGTGTGCCTATATCCACCCCCTTTCTCAGCATTTTTTCACCGGTCAGTAATTTGGGATCGACCCCGCAATTCATCATCGGGTCGATCTTTGTATAGTACATTTTTTCAATTTCATCATCCGAAAACCGCGATACATCTGTCTCGAACGTCTTAAACAGTCCGTCTATTATAAACTTGGCTGTTGTAATCGTCTCCGCATCTAGTTTGCTTTTATCCAAAAATTCGGATAATTGCTTTTTGCATATGTCGTGGTTCATATTCGGATAATAACCGGAGAAGTCAGTAAGCAGGATATACCCTTTGTTTGTTCCGTGAACCCTGTAATACCTGCGGAGATCATTTTCCAACTGTCTACGGAACATCGCCACACCTTTTCCCTTCTGACTGGCGGTATTTTCTTGTATGATATATGGCTTTAGTGCCGGTCCGAGAACATCGTCTGACAGCGTATGATAAACAGTTTTGTCTACCATATCACTGCTTGTGATATACCTCGGTTTTCCTCTTTCGCAAATTTTGAACTTTTGTCCCCGCCCTGGGTGGTAGTCCTTTTCTGTCAATTTTTTCTGTAAAACAGCTGTTTCTAGCAAATGATTTATTTCAAATAGTTGCGTTGAGTATTTCCACTTACTGCCATTCATTGCCTTTGTGCCGGCATCGTATAAATAATTGGCATCTTCAAACAGATTCATTGATAAAACCTCGTATATAGCTCCAAGTCGTAACCAGGAGCATCAAGGCCAGTATTAAGAGCCATCACTGGCTCACGGATAACCTCTCCTTTCGCATTGACCCACTAGGAAATCTATGTCCTGTCGTGTGGGTTTGTGAAATCCGGGCGGACGCCGTTGACATTGGAAGCGTTGTTGTAGTTCGCATTGCCATTGCTGTTGACATTGGCGAAGTAGGCGGCCGAGACCACCGAAGAGCAGTCTGAACAGAAGTTACCCTCATTCTTTTTAATTTTGGGAAGGAATTTATTGTCAGACGTTCTGAGCGATTTTATATAATTGTATAGCTTGTTAAGTTCCAACACGATATTCATATACTTGTTCTTATCGCAAGGTATCGTTTCAGCAATAAACTGTAGTTCATCCTGCAGTGCATTGCAATATTCCATCGCTCTATCCAGTTGAAGTCTCCTTTCGATAAATTCCGAATAATATTCCGGAAAGACTGTATTTCCCATGCGGAGTTGCCTCGAAATACCCTGGCATAAATCCAGCACGGTATCTCTTTCCTTCGTGATAAACCACACATTTCTATCCATTGTCAGCTCTCTCAGCAATTTCGCAGTTACTTCTCTTTCGGAAATATCCGCAATTCCTTTGGTCGCAGATTCCACGTAAGCCTCTATTCTCTTTTGGCTCAAAGCAAAAGATGCCATTAGTTCAGCCGTTATCCTTTTGCGAATGGCGTATGCCATGTGCTGTGCTTCTAACCTTGACTTCTTTCTTTTACTGTTTTTTACATCTGACATTTTCCATTCCTCTATAAAGCTATAAGGCGGCAACAAGGCCGCCTTGATGTCTGATTATATGATAGCGGAAGCCGGGCGGACGCCGCAGACATCGGAAGCGCCGTTGTAGTTCGCATCGCCAGCGCTGCCGACATAGGCGAAGAAGGCGGCCGAGACCACGTTCTGCAACCAGTACCAGTTTCTGTTACAGATAAAGGACGGTGCCAGCGCAAACAATGCAAGCTGTTTGAAATCCGTAGTGTACAGATATGGAACCGTGCTTCCGTCGCAGGCAGGTGTGAACCAGTTCGCTCCGTATGCCATTCCCTCTGTCATGAGATCCACCGTACTGTCATACCATGATCCATTGCTCGGCTTACCGTTTGCTACTGCATTTATAAATAATCTTCTGACTGTCAAAATCTTATCTGCCCCAAATGCCGCCTTGACAATCGTTTCTGCCTGAGCAAGGTTTGTGGTTTTCATTTCTGATCCAAAGTAACCTCCTGTAGTGACGTTGGTCGCATTCATTCTCGCTGTATAAAGATTTGTGTCCGGAACGACAACAATATGATGCTTTGTGCATTCCGTGTCTCCTGTTCTTAACCAATAATCAAAATGAGCAATTCTCCAATTCACTCCGTTTATAGTCCAGTAATCTCCGATGTACAAACCCTTGAATGTTCCTGCAGCAATCTGTGCGTGCTGCTCTGCAGTGACTGAAGTTCCAAGGTATTTGCCTCGAAAAACACTGTTATGATAACCCGCATTATCGTAACCATTCTCCAAGGCATTTGCCTTCCCTGCCAGCTCGTCCACTGCCTCCTGGAGATTTTCAGCGTTTAATCCGCTGCTTTCATTGTTATAGCCTATAGATTCTCCGCTTTCTTCCTCCATATTCTTTTTTATTGCCTTAACCTCTCGATTAAGAGCTACTGTATTTTCAAAAACCGTTTTAGGAGCCGCATTGATATTATCGGCATGGTTGGTATCTGTCGTTTCTGTGATATTGACAGATTCCGAAAATATTGCATCCGCTTCATTTACCTTATAACTTTTCACGTTGTTCCTCCTTCCTAGAAGATGTCGTCAAGCACGTATGTCTGCTGGACATCATCATCTTTACCTTTCCTTGTAAATGTTTTAATGCACACAATATCACCATCGGCATCGTACAGTCCAATCTCGCTGATTTCTGCGCCTGCAAGTTCGCTTTCTGTAAGGGTACACTCATATCTGCAGGTTGTGTCGTTCGGAAATGAGTATGTATCTATTTCCTTGCGATACAGTTCCTTTGTAAGTTTCGCCTGCGATTCGGTAGGCGCAATAACAGTGCCGGATTCATTAACGCCACCACTGCCGAACGCCATTCCTGTAATCTTCGGCAATGTCAATGCCCCTGCTCTTGCCTTGACCAGTTTTTCTCTTCCTTTCTTGGTGATTACAACATTCTTGCTTTTTTCTACGCTCATTGTATTTGCTCCTTTCTATAAATTGAATCAAGGTTTCTTGATCCGTTCAGCGATACGCTGCCGTCCAAAAACCTGTAATTCCACGTCTTGGTTATTACTTCTGCCTGCAGTTCATTGTATTTCTCTTCTATAGGCGCACGCATTTTTATGATTGGTTTTCCGGCTTTTCTTGTTGAAGAATCCAATGCATCGTTTCCATCTAGCAAAGCTCTGCCGTCCAAAAAAATCAGATTCCAGTAATTTAATTCTGCTGCGGTAATGATTTTCGCAATTCCGGTTTCTTCTGTTTCAAATGTGATTTCCGTACCGATTGATGCCTCGAACAATTCAGTCGAAAATAGTTCGCCTGTCACTTTCGTGAACATAGTCAGCGAGTAGTTCCTCATAACATCTAATTTCTCTGTACCATCAAGCATCCTGGAGCCATCAAGCAATGGCAGCTTCCAAAAAGATACATCTGACTTTGTTTCTATTTTGCCGAATTGCGCCGAGCTTTCTTTCCAGTGCTTTGAAATAAACCGTAGGTTTTCAAACTCTATATTGTTTTCGTTTCCAGTCTCACCCAACAAATATTTGAATCCAAGAACGAGATTGTATCTCGAATATGGAAACAACGTAGTTGAACCATTCAGCAGTTTTCTTCCATCTAGCAGATCGCTATACCAAAACGACTCTGCGATATGGAAGATTATCTTTTTCAGATTCGTCTCTTCTAAGTTCCGATTGTCTGATACAATCTCGGTTCGGTCATTCATTGTAAACATCGTGTGTGACTGTTTCAGTTCATTCAGCATGGCTCTCGCCCGCTTCGATGCAAGTGTTCCTTCACCCATGAAGTACGCTTTGAACACATTCGGGTGTGGTGCCACGAAACCATAATCTCCCGGATCATTGATGTCTGCAATTCGTACATCAAATCCGGTGGCGGTTTTTAAGTACCCTTCCATCCGATACGGTGTCATTGGTGCCCGATAGTCTCTCTTTCGGTAAATCAGCTGTCGCCTCTCCTCGTATGGAAGATTTTCTCGCACCGGCAGTCCCCACTTAATCTCGTGGTACATCAGTCCCCATGTGGCAGTTTCCGGAAACAGCTGGTTTAGAATATCCTCAGCTATTTCTCTTGCCGTGTCGTATTCCTGGCCCATGACTTCGTACAGCCACTTTCCAACATAGGAATTGTCGTAAAAGCCATCGGACACTGAGGCAATCATGTTCTTCGCACTCTCGCTGACCGGGAAATTCTCTAAATCAAACTTTTCCACATTCCCACCCCCTAACTAAAATTAAGGGTACCGGTGTCCGGGTACTCCTCACTTTTCAGAGTGATGTTCTGCATTTTCCCATTCATTGTGAATGTTTCAAAGTCCTCGACTCCTGCGATTGCTGAAATCAGCGGTCTTACATCGTTGTATCTCAGAACTCCTTCGGTTTTCGCCTGCGCATAGACCGCTCTCACGGCTTCCGTAAAGTCTGCCTTAATTTGCTCGATGCCTGTTGTTTCATCGTAGCTGAGTCCTGCAATAACATAATTTACGGCAACCGTTGTGGCTGCCGCACAAGTCAGTTCTGCTGTTCCGGTAGGAAGCAATCTTGCTGACCTATCATTCGGAGAAACGATGTAGTTATACACGTCCTGCACTAGCTTCACATTGGCTGGTTTTCCGTTTCCGTCTACCAGCACCAGTTTCACCGTGCCAGGACCATTCCAAACAGGAATAACTATCGCATCTCCTGCTCCTGCCTGCTTTGCCCATCTCTTATAGTCCGTATCGTTCCCCAGGTATGTCATGCTGTTGTCGTACTCTGCAGAGATCCTGTCGTAAAAATCATCGTCTGTCTCTCTTTCGGTACCGCCACGAATAGGCTCCGGATTGTTAATCTCGGTCACATTCTTATCGGGTACCATCATCAGCACGACCGTATTCGCCGCTACATTAGAACCTGTGCCTGCTTCAACCGCTGATACCGGTATAAGCACTGATCCTTCGCCTCCAACAACCGCATCCTCTGTGGTGGCATACTCAATCGACGGGCCGGTTTCGGTTGCCGCCGTACAGAATACCGTTCCGGATAAAATCTCGGTTCCTTCTGCAGCTGTGATTTTCACATAGCCAAAAGCTGGTTCCGCTTCGTGTCTTGTGAGATGTACCTGGCGACCGTGAAGGTCTAACCATTCATCCCAGGCGTATTCCGGGAACGCAATCATCAATGCCCTTACGATATGGAAATTGATAATTTCGTCTTTTTCCAATGCTGCAGGCATCGTCATATCATACGGAAACCCACCCGGCATATCGTCGATGTCGTCCGGCAGGTTATTCATCATTCGCTCGTGAATTTCCTCTGCTGAGTTTCCTTCCAGGAACTCCGGTCTGTTAAATTCCGGCTGCATACTCTCCACCTCCTTTACAAGCTAATCTCTATTTCTTCATCCCAGTTACTACCCTTTACCTTGAAGGTTACGTGCATCTGATCGCCTTCCCAGGTAAATTGAAAATCCCGGACATTTTCTGCCCGGGGATTTACCATAATTGCATCTGTGATTGTTCTTTCCACCATGGACTCAACAGTTTTTTCATCGTCGTTATCCATGGCACGCTCCATTTCGGTACCGATTGAATCGGGGTACGCCAAACAGCGGTACCGCTCTGTCTGTGCAATCTTAAAACACCAAATGGCGAAGGCTTCTTTGCCGTCGCATTCCTTAATCCGGTGCGCCCCATCTCTCACGAAGTCTCCCAGTTCCGGGTCCCACTTCATACTCCTTTTGTACTGAGTGTCGTACTGGCTGGCCTCCGAGATAAAATCCGGTACCTCAACAACCGGAAATAGTGGCTGTGACATTTGCCTCGCCTCCTTTATGATTTCTCGATCACATCAATTACGACTGCTTCGCTCTGAATCCAGGCAACCAGCACTCGATCTCCCGCTTTCACTGCGGGTATCATTACACTGTGGCTATGAAGAGGAACGCCCGACGGCGATTTGCCAAGCCAGCTCTGTTCCGAGGTTGAAAGTGTCAATCCTGCAGCCAGTCTGCAGATCGTGTAGTCTCCCTTCGGGATCGGCACCGGGAATGTGTTCGTTTTCAAACTTCCGTTTGCCTGGATTTCTCCAAAATCTAAAGTCAGCGGAGACTCTGTTTTCTGCGAGGTTCTCTTATCTAACACCTGCGCCAGTTTCGCTGTCCCTGGGTGTCCGTCAAATTGATCCATCTGTATCACCTGCCTTTAATCAAAAGTTCCGTCGTCAACCCACCCATACACGTTGCTTCCACTGTCCGTATGGATCAGATGCCAAGGGTGTGCTTTCCCGGAACCGTTCTTAATCGTAATCTTTGCTTTTCCTGCCCTGGCGTTATAGCCTTTTGAGCCTGGGTAGCTGCTCACATAATGGGTTCCACCATGGAAATTCACGATGTCGCCCACATTGTAATCTTTCTTTTTCTCGGAGCTTGCCTTTTCTTTCTTTGGCTCTGCAAGTTCCAAATCCATTGTCATGCTGTAGGTGTCTGCTGTGTGCTGGATGCCTTTCACGTAGTAATACGACTGGGCCAGCTCACTCATTACATACACCAGGTCGCCTTTTCGGACAAACGGAACGTCCGGAGACTGTACTTTAATCTCCTTTTTGATTTTTCCTTCGTCGTCTAAGATTTCCTGTGCTGCAGATTTGGCGTCCGCAAGGCTTTCATCTTTACCTCTCGTATAAATTCTCTGACGGATACCATACTTTGTCTCGCCGTTTACCGTGGCTTCAACACTGGTTCTTCCATCATCGTCTGCCTTCCCTACAACCTTGACCCTAGTAATCATATCTGCTGTGCTTATGCTCTGACTGAACATCTGCGTGTTATCTGTCCGGAATACATACACCGTCTTATTGCTTCCTCTCGGAATAACGGATGTCTTACCTTTCCTGGCCTGCACAAAGCACTGCTCTTCGCCTTTTTTTGCTGCATCGTCCAGCAAATTGATGATGATGTCTGACAGATACTTATTGTTCTCCACCGTTTTGCCGTGTGAAGCATTCGGGCCTTGATATGATCCCTGCGGTATCTCCCAATCATCAAGAATCCCTTCTATCGCCGACTTTGTGCCGGTTCCGGAAGGGAAATATCTGTTGTCCTGGCTCTTCTGCAGCTTGTAAAGCTCGTCGTAGCAGGTACATTTCAGCGTATGTCCTCCGCTCTTTTCAACCGGATTCCACGTTTCCACGTACCCTCGTGCTACTTCCTCGTCCTGGGAAGCACCGTCTGTTGCGAATACTCCGACCAGGCACCCCGGCTTGATTATCTTCGACAGGTAACCCTTGGATGTCTTATCATTCTTCGCCACAAATGAGGTTCTGACGGATAACTCGCCGTCGTTCTCTTCCCATCCGAGGTTTTCGATGTACTCCTTGATGTTGTACTGGTTCTTACTTTCGTCCATAACCACGACCCGGTACTGGATTTTCGCCAAATCAATCATAGCGTGCCTCCTATCCTGGGATTGTCAGAACTTCTCCTGGCCATATCCAGTGACCGTGATCTGAACTGCTCTTTCCGTGTTTCTTTGCTGTGGACTCTATCGTATCCTTGTTTGCATCGTAAATTGTCGTCCACTTGGTACCGCTTCCCAGTTTCTTTGAAGCGATGCCCCACAGCGTATCTCCGGAGACTACTGTATAATTGCCTCCGCTCGATGATGAACTGGCTCTCGGCTTCGTTTTCCTTACAAACGCCGCAATTTTCAGTTCATTTGTACTGTAGATTTTCAACGGTTTCTTCTGAACAAACGTAATGGAATACTCGACATTGCCATACGCTCCAACCGGTCTCGGCTGAAATGAAGAAATCGTAACATCCACGTTTATCCACGTTTCCGTTACGATCAATGTAAGCACTGTCTCATTCAGCATATAGTCATTCAGAATTTTTACACACTCATTTGGACTTTTCCAGGCATTCGTCTTGACGATTGCCTCATTCTTCTTTGACGCTCCGAAAAATACACCGTCCCACGAAAACTCTGAAACATCCGTCCCCTTAGGTACCTTTACGGTACCCAGGGAGATGATGTCAAAACTTTGGTACTTGGCTGCATATTTGCCCTGCACCTTTTCGGGTAGAGCCGGGAACGTAAACTTTGAACCCTTTTCCACCGGAATTAGTTTAATATCCATTGCCTACGCTCCTTTCGTGCTTGTTACCGGCATATTGGCGAATACTTCGCTTAACTTGTCGGCGATGTTTCCGCCGAGTTCGTCTGCAATTTCGCCTAAGTGCCTTCTGATTACGGCAACAATATCTTCTTCACTCTGACCTTCCTTCGCCTCAATTTGGAAATTCGGACTAACTGCAACATTTACACTGATCGGACCAGTCTGTGGTGTAGAGGCCGAAACCGCTGAGCTTACCGGAGCAAATGTTTCTGCTGAGTTGTCCTCATAATTACCTTCTGTGGTGTCGTTATAGCCATAGGATGCGTTTCTTGTCGCCTCAGTGAATAAATTATGGTCTGATACCATATCGCTCAAATTTGAGCCTTCTATACGACCGCCCTCTGCGTGTTTAGAAACGCCGAGTGCTTCGCCTGCCTGCTCATATAATTCAAGCGCTCTTGTCCTCCGGCTTGGGTTTGTCGGGATAACAAACTCGTCCCAACCTTCCTCTGCCAACCATGACAGCTGAGGACCGCCACCAACTCGACCACCTGCAGCGTGTTTCGCTGGTGTTGATGTCGTTGTTGGAATTGTCGGCAGCGTCAGCAGGTTGTACTTCGGTGTTACGTTTACCGTCGGACTGATGCTGAACGGACTTGCCGTTGCTGTATTGAGAGAGGTCTGCAGACTGGTCCTCAGCCCTGCTGAGCCATTGGTAAGACTCGTTGACGCTCCCGTGTTAAGAGATGTTCCGAGGTTTGTGCCGGCTGTCTGCCACTCTGACTGCAACGTAGTGAAATACTCGTTCGAGACAGGACCGTAATTCTCCATGACCGTCGAAAAATCAAAATCGGCCATCTGATCCTGCATATACTGTTGCATAAATGTGCTGAGTGTTTCTTCACTGCCGCTGTTCTCCAGGGCATTGTGAAGTGCTTCCGAATAGGACGTCTTGACACTCTCGAAATACTCGCCGTAGTAGTCCGACATCTTCTTTTTCAGATCCTCTGTATTCAAGCCGATTGACTCGCCTTCTGTCGGACCTGTGATAGACTCCATGAGTTCCGTCCAGTCCTCATTAGTCATTGAATCCCAGTCGATTGCTTCCTTGATTTCCTCTGCAGTCGGTACAGAATCTTTGAAATCCTGCATAATCTTCTCTTTGGTGCCATCCGGTACCGCAAGTGCCGTCTGTAAAATCTGAGTCGCAATGTCCGTCTGAACTGCCGTATCGAGATTGAACTTGTCTAATCCCATCCAGCTTGCCACATCAGCTGCAGTCCAAGTCTGTACGTCCGGGTGTGCCAGCAACGCATTGTTCAAAGCTGTTTCCAGCTTCTCCTTTGTACTTCCCTCAATCTCCGGCATATAGCCTTGAAGTGAGGAGTCCCACGCCTCGGCAATCGTTTCCAGGTTGAATGAAGATACCCTTGCGTTAATCTCATTCAACTGGGCGTAGTAGCCATCGGTTGCTTCTTTCACGGCCGCATCGTACTCTTCTTGCGTGATAGCTCCATCTGCCAGCTGCAGGTTCAGATTTGTGAGCGTGAGCGTAAGTGCCTGCTCGTACTGATCCGACGCATTGTTTACCTGTGTCTGCAGCTCTTCCTGCAAAGCATTGAAACTATCCATATCCAACTCTGCGCCGGAATACTTAATCTTCAATGTGTCAAATTCCGCATCCGTCCTGGCCTGCGAAATCTTTCCTGTGATAGCAGAAATCTGATCCTGCAAGCTCTGAATTTCTGCAGACTCGTCAAGACTGATAACACTATCTTCTAAGGCAATATCCACTTTTCCGCTGAGTTCTTTTCCCAAATCGTCCAGCTGTTTCTTCATGCTGCCATAGTAGCTGTCGAGACCGCTGGTATCTGCGTCGGTTCCAGTAAGCAGCTTCAAAGCGACTGTAGCCTCGTAATGGTTGTTGTCAATATAGGACTGACTATCACTGATGAAGTTTTCGATTGCGCTCTTGTAATCGTCCTTCTGCAGTTCGTCCAGTTTCATTCCTAAGCTGACTTTCCAGTTCTCCTTTTTCAAGGTTGATACTGATGATTGCAGGTCGCTAAGTGCCTGCTGTGTGTCGCTGGTTGCAGTTGTGAAGGTGTTCAGTCCGTCCGTCATATCACCGAATGTAATATCACTCGCAATACTCTTGACCTCTTCCAGGGATAACTTAATCTTTCCAAAAGCATTCTTTGCCACATTTTCGCACTCTTCCTGGAACATAGCTGAAAACTGCTCCGCAGAAACCTCGCTATCGTTCATAGCATCCTGCAGAGCCTTATTCTGAAATCGTACATCTTCGATTGACAAACCGGTTGCCTGGAAAATCTTCTGAGCTTTCTCAGCTTCCTTCTGCATTTCTTCAACATTATCCTGGTACTCTTCTTTGACCTTGTTGCCCTTGATCCATCCTGCGATACCTCCGACACCGGCACCGATTAAAGCACCGACCGCTGTACCAAGACCAGGAATTACAGAACCAAGTGCTGCACCGGCCGCCGCACCAGCTGCTACACCGCCTGCTTTCCAAGCGGCTGAACCACCGTAAGCGGCTTTCTCGTCCTTATTATCGGACTTGATAGATTTATACAAATCCATTGCACTACTTACGAGTGTTGCACCACCGGCAATCGCTCCTGCTCCTGCACCCATTCCGACTGCAGATAAAGCTCCTGCGCTTAGTGATGCTCCCCCGGCCAAGTTTCCTGCTCCGAGGTTGATTGCCAGCATTGCTGACTTTCCGAGAAGTCCGGTACCCATTGCGGACGAACCAAGCATCGCTGTCCCAAGTCCCATCTCTCCGGTTCCCGAACCTAATACCGTCTTTCCTGCTTTCCCCAGGCTGATTGCTCCCTTGCCAAGACTAATAAACGGACTGGCAATCTTACCGAGCAATACCGCTGAGAATACAGACGACAAATCTGCAGACTTACCGCCCGGAAGCAGTTTGCCTGCATTTGATACTAAATTACCGAGTCCATCCATCAACTTCGCAGACACGGCATCGAAATCAAATCCCTCTGAGAATCCTTTAGCGAACGACGCTCCGATGCTGGTTCCCTCGTCGAATGTTTCCGAGATGTCAATACCGAGCATTGTCATAACGCCGATCTTAATTCCGCTACCGATGCCTTTTCCGATGTCTCCGGCGAAATCAGCAAATTTTGCCTTTCCTTTGGTGTCCCACCACTCCTTGAACGGATCAGCAATAAATTCATCCCAGCTCAGTTTCACCTTGCCGAGGAAATCTGCGTTTTTCCATTCTTCTGACTCTGTTAAGTCATGGAATTTCTTCTTCATGCGGTCCACCTTTGTATCTACCCAGTCCATCATTTCATCAAGACCGGATTCAACCGCTGGCATCTGATCGGTAAGCCAATCTGCCAGGCTTCTCACGTATGGAGATAACCTCTCGCCAAATGAGATTTTCACTCCGTCTACTGCACTCTGCAGCAATGTGATAGAACCCTGCAGGTTATCCATCATCGTTTCAGACATATTCGCTGCTGCTCCGTCTGCATTGTTGATGGCATCTGCCAACTTATTGTAGTCCTCTTCTGAGGCGTTCAAGATAGCAAGCAAACCTTTCTGTGCCTGTGTTCCTGCGATTGTATTTGCCAGGTTTGACTTCTGCTCAGCCGTCATACCTGCCGTAGCCGTCCTTAACTCACCCATCACATCAGATAAATCCCTGGCCTGTCCGTTGGAATCAAAAAAGCTGATGCCTAAGTCTTTCATAGCATCAGCCGCTCCATTGGTGTTCGTCGATAATCTCGTGAATATTGAGTTGAGTGCCGTACCGGCCATTGTCCCCTTAATTCCAGTATTCGCCATTAAGCCTGTCATAAGGGCAACATCTTCTATGGAGTAACTGAGTGATCCTGCCATAGAGCCTGCATATTTGAAAGTCTCGCCCATTCCGGAGACTGTCGTGTTCGCATTTGATGCAGCCGCCGCCAAAACATCTGAGAAATGTCCGGCATCACCGGCTTTCATGTTGAACGCCGTAAGTGCATCCGTAACAATATCGGATGTCGTTGCCAAATCTTCTCCGGAAGCTGCCGCCAAGCTGAGAATGCCTTCGATACCGTTCAGCATATCGTCGGTTTTCCATCCAGCCATTGCCATGTAGTTAAACGCCTGTGCTGACTCTTCGGCTGTGAATTTCGTGGTTGCACCCATTTCCTTTGCCTTATTCGTCAGTTTGACAAGCTCTGTGCTGGTGGCTCCGCTTATAGCCTGGACCTGTGACATTGCGGCCTCGAAGTCCTTGTATGTCTCTATCGTGTCTTTCAGACCGATACTGACTCCCAGGACCGCTCCGACTTGGAAGATCGGATTCTTCAACAGGTTTATGATCCCTCGAACCGGGGAGGTTATGAGGTCAATCGCTCGCATTGTAACGCTCCACGTTTTCCCTGCAAAACTCCTTAGCCCATTACCCAGCGTAGAGAGTACCGGACTGATCCGTTCCTTTGCTTCAAGCAGGACTTCGTACTTTTCTTTCGCCCAGCTTGCTAGGCTCTTCTCGGTTTTCTGAGCTTGCTTGTCAAACTTGGAAACTGTGTCGCTCGCTTTCTTGGCTGAACTATTCGCACTATTGGCCGCTCGTTCCATCTTCTCGAATTTCTTCGTAGCATTGGAGACTCCCGGATCGGTATTATCAACCGTCTCAATAGGAATTTCGATTCTAAGTGTTTCCGCCACCGTCATTACCTCCTTTCTGTGATTCTAGGGTTATCCGCATAGACGCAAGCATGAATGCCTGCACGCCTTTCGGTTTCTCGTAAAATTCATCGGGGGTTATTCCTGTCTTTTGGAATATGTGATGTAGCAAGCACATCTTGCCCCCGGCTTCAATTAGTTTTTTGCTACTTCCTCAATGTTGCTCTCGTAGCCGCTGAGGGTGTCGATCGCATCAATAATGCGGTCTTTCTCGCCAGCTTTAAGTGTGTACTCGATTACATCCAGGCCGGACATAATCTGAAATCCTTTGCTTTCAAGCGCCTGCCATACCTTCTTGTTGTCCCATAACTTCTCTCTATCCTCTGCGATAGTCGCCTTGTGGATGATTGCTGACTGGTACTTGATACGGTCTGTGTCCTCCGGCATCTTGATACCAAGTTGCTTATTGCGAACATACTTTGTAAATTTCTTACGGCACTTGTCGTACTCCTCTGAGCCGAGAGGTCTGATATAGAATGCAAAAGCGAGCTTGCCGTTTCTGGCAATCTCAATCCTCTGCGTTTCCTCTTCATCGGAAGCGAAATCTGCAGCCGCAATCAGACCTGCGATGAAGTCCTCCTCATTCGCTCTGATTACCTGCTTTGTTTCCTCTTCGTTTGTCTCCACTGTGCTTACTGCAGGCTGAGTATTCTCCTCAGCTGTTGCCTCGCCTACTGTTACGCCTTTTACAAATTCTTTAGCCATTTGAATGTCCTCCAATTCTTTTTGATTAAATAAAGGGGAACCGCTCCGGCTCCCCTACTGGTTTCTTATGTGGTACCTCTTATCTGTCTACGCCGAGTAATGACTGTAACTTAGGCGGTCTGTTGACAAAGAAGTTCCAGTTTCTCTTGATAACATCGCCGACAGTGACATTCTGAATGTCTACCTGCCCGGAAGGAATACACTCCTTGTAAACCACACGTTCCTCGGAACCATTGCGGCCGAGAAGTGAGCCCTGGAAGTTCCAGTGTGGCATATTCTGTGTTTCTAATGATTCCATAAGCGCCTGGATAAACTCATCGTCCTCCACTACAATCTGAGACATAGTGAGGTTGACAGCAAATGTATTGGCTGTCTCGTGTTCCTGTGCGTCTCCAAGTACGCTATACTTTGCATTGTTCCAGTTTACGTTAGACGTGAATGTGTCAACCGTAGCAAGTAAAACTCCGTCCTCGCTATAGAACGCTCCGTCCTTACCGGTACGTGCGTGTCTTGAATCACCGGCGGCTCTCTCGTTTCTAATCATCGCTTTTTACCTCCTTCTACTCATTGGTGCTGAAACGGAAAATAAAGCTGAGGTAGATATGCTCCATAGAATCCTTGTCGATTACATCGATGTCGAACCATGCGGAGTCTCCGTCTGCTGTGTAAGCAGAACTCTCGCTTACTGTGCAGGCTACCAGCTTGCCTTCCTCTCTCATTGCGTCACCGACTGCCTGCAGCTGAGAAATTACAGTTGCCCGGCCGTTGGTGTCATTGTCTACCTTGCCTACCAGGTTGTCAGAGGTGGTATTGATACGTCTGATAAGCTCGAAACGAGTCTTAACACGGCGAATCTTTTTCCAGCCGTCGTCCTGGTTGTCCTTCGGCGTAATGAGGGTATTGATCGCATTATCAATCCACACCTGCTTAGCTTTGTTATAACTGAGTACCAGGCAGCCTTTCTTCTCTGCAGCAATCATTTCAGTGTTTGTCAGCTTTTCCTTGATCTCAGAGAAGCCGCTGACTACTGTATGAGTGAGTGAAGAGTTTGCCGCTACTGCGCCGATCATACCGGCAATACGTGCTGCAGTCTGATAACCGTCGATCTCCGTACCTTGCTCGTTCACATGAGCATTGAGAACGTAGTGCATCTTCTCGTCATTGAATGAAGCAGCGTGTGCTTCCCTTGTTTCTAGGTCTACCGTGTGCTTCTCAGCAACGACCGCCTGTGTAAGGGATGCCGCATCAAAAATACGATTGATGAAGCTCTGCAGAAGCAGATGTACCGAAGTATCCTCGGTATCGACGCAGATTGTGTTAAACTCATACGCTTCTACCTGCTTAAACGCATTGGAGTAGTCTCCATTCGTTACCTGCGGATCAGTTCCCTTTGTAAACTGCGACTGAGACACGTTCTGTAATGTTACGGCGCCGGACTTGATAGCCTCTGCCTTGAAATTCTTGGAAGATGCCAGCGCATCCACAAGGGCATTAGCTTCGTCTGTTCCGGCAGCAAATTCCACCTTCTCAAACTCTGTTGTACCGGCATAAAAAATGCACTCTTTGAGAGTGCTGTCTGAGAGCTTTTCACGGACTGTTACTACAAAGTCCTTTGCTCCGGGATATTTTGCTGTGATGCTTACTGCATCTGTGTTTTCGTTGTCCTGCAACTTGATACTGCCCTGAGTGCCGCCGTTACCGACTCTGCAGGCGATGATCGTCTTTGCGCCACCGGCGATTGCCTCTTTCATTGCGTCCGTAGTAAGTGCGGTACCGAATGTTCCTTCGTAGCCATCCTCTGCAGATAACTCGATTGCCTCGTTGAGAGGACCGAAATCTGCACGGAAGATTACTGCGGTAACACCATTCATAACGCCAGCAGCGGCATTTCCGCCTTTCTTCTGAATGTTGAAATAGGTACCAGGACGCACCTTAGTTTCGCCTAAAATGAATGTTCCTGCCATTTCTACTTAACCTCCTTCTGTAAGAACTTGCTTACAATTTCCTTTGCCTCTGATACTGTGTACTCGGCTTTGCCGTCAGTTTTCAGAGCGGCTACAACGCATTCCTGCATTGTGCCGAATACGCTTCTTGCGTTGCCTGCAAGCTCGCTTACTGTGTAAACGGACTCTGCAGGGGCCTTTTTCTCCGGCTTCTTTTCTGCCTTTGTTTCAGCAGGTGCCGGAGTTGCTGTTTCCTTAGCCATGCTTTACCTCCTTAACTGTAATTTCCATGAGCTGCCATAAGCACGTGAGGCTTAGCCTTGTGCCTAAGCAATCCATAGTGACCTGTGATGAATACCTGGCCTTCCTTCAAGTAGTCAGATTTGTAATTCACCTGTAGTCTCTTGATGAACATAGGCGAATGGTCCAGCATGATTACCTCTCCGTCGAGTGACAGGTGGTTGGCAATATCTGCGGCCATCTTCAATCTCACTGTGCTTTCCGGGCATAAAACATGGACGGCAATTTTACCGTCCATCCAGGCTACTGTATTCGTTTCTTCCTGCTTCTCAGATGAAATCAGTCTGCAGTAAACCACCGGCTGATCCGCTGAGGCTTCGGTTATCTCCTCCATCCGGTCATATCCCATAACCAGGCATTCCGGGTACAACTCCTTGATATACTTATCAACCGCCATTACCGGGTCCGGATCGGACGTCTCCATAGACGGATATTCCAGGATGTCAAATCTGACTTCACAGCCGATTACAACACCGGCTTTTCCTGCATCCTCGCCCATAGTGAACGCATCCGTTCTCGCCCAGGTAAAGCAGTACGGCGTACCGCCTTCCGGAAGAAGGATCACATCACGCAGGCATTCCTTCACGATAGGCGCTATGTCCTCCGGGAATACATCTGTCGTGTTCTGACAGAATATCGATACCGAAAGACTACCGGCACTGTTTCGTTCTTCGTTTGCCTGCAGGTCGTAGTTGTAAGTTACCATAGGGTACTGCGTTTCACCGCCCCACCCATCCTGTTCGTCGCCCGGTGCTTCCGGACTAAAAACAGCAGGCACACCGTTGTAGGTTGTAAGCCTCTCTGCGAGTGCTGCCGTACTGACGAACCTTTTCTGAATCAGTTCTTCCAGCTTCACTCTGTCACTCCTTCCTCAGTGTCCTGCTTTTCGATGCCGTAGGTCTTGACCTCCGACATATCGTGTGAATATCGGATTTCCCACTGAGCGTCTACCGCTTCATCAATGGGAATCCGAAAGTGATTAGTTACATTGCCGATACCCGGATGATACTGGACGATCAGCTCCTTCTCGGTGGCTGATGTTACAAATCCGGCTTTACCTTCCGGCCATGTGCGATGCTTGCCATAGACCAAATCGCCCCTGGCAATCTCGCTCAAATCGAAGGTTGCTATCGGCTGTTCTACTACCAGTGCCATATATCATGCCTCCTTAGCCATACGGCTCCTTGTAAATTTTCTCAATTTCCGGGGTTGCCTTCTCCTTGATCTTGTCTACGAATGGTCTTGCTGCCATTTTCTTCGTTCCGTTTTCAAGGTAGCCAGCATACTTCTCTTGACTTTCCAGCTCTGCAATGATTTGGACTCCGCCACCAGCGGTACTGCCTTCACTCTTTACCTGGCCATTCCAGTGCATACGGAGATTTCCTGTACGTCTTGCCGGTGGTTCTCCTGGTGCCGAAGCTGTGTAGGTCGCTTTGCTGTGCGGTTTGCGATATGTTCGCCCGCTTCTCTGACCTTTTAGCACTTCCAGCTCTGCGTTCCTCATGGCATTCACTGCCCTAACGCCCCTGGCTACGACTTGTCGGTTGATTTTGGCTACCTGTCCTTTGATTGTTGCCCTTATGGCACTTCCTGCACTCCCTGCTTTTCCATCGTTCCACAGCTTCACTTGACATCCTTCCTTTCCTCGGCGTAGTAGATTGTGGATATGCCCAAGCTACCCACCTCGTCCAGGTCGATAATGTAAAACGTGCGATTTCCGAGTATGAGTTTATCGGACTTCTTTGCCTCCGGACTGCCTGCCTGCACAATCGTATGGGTGCAAACACGGTCTCTCGTTGAATGAGATTCCTTCTGTTCCTTCGTGGACTCAGCAAGACATCCTCTGATGATCTTTGAGCCGTCTCCCTTTGGTGCGTTTGCTACCCTTCCGCTCGCTGTTACAACCTGCGTATTTGACTCGACAACAAAATCCTTGAATAGGTTTCCCGGCCTTAAATACATAAATCTCGCATTTATCATCCGTTCCACACCCTCTCGTTTTCGTGCATTCCGGTATGGAAGTAAGGCGGACCATCTACCCCATTTCCAAACCGTGGCACTGACACTGATTCTGCCTGGACCTCTTTTTTCAGCTTGTCGTAATCTTCTTTCCAAAGTTTCGCCCTGCCGTTCATATCCAGGCTGAGAGGACCGGTCTTTGTGTTGACCTCATACGCAAAGCGGCGGCACAGACTTTCAAGGAGCATCAGCTTTGCTCGCTTCCACTTTTTCGGGTATGCGTCGATTGCTGCTTGTATCTCCTCGTCGGTCAATGCCGTCGTATCTGCCAGGCCCTCTACCATCGTGTCTCCAAGCTCAAACCTCATACGATCTTTGCCAAATTCTGTGATGTTTCCCGGCTCATATGTGTATGCACCTTTTGACATTAGGTATCAGCTCCCTCCGTATTGCTGTCTGTGGTTGCGTTACCGCCTGCGGATTCGTTTGAATTGCCTTCGGCGGAGAATAAGGTGTCGTGCTGTTTCTGAGCCGCTTTTTTGACCGTAGCACGTGTGTCTAAGGCGTGAAGCAGAATCAGAACGCTATCGGATTTCACACTGGCTACTGCCTTTGCACCGTCCTCTGCATTCATCTGCAGTACATCGACAACTGACTGAACATCCTCTGCACTGCAGGAAACCGCCGTCACATTGCCGCCCTCGCCCTTGACTGTCACGGTAAAACCGGCATTGTCGGAGTCGAACGGTTTAAGCTCTGCGACTGCGGACTGGATCATTTCATCTACCTGCTCCTGTGTAAAGCCTTTGTCTGCATTGGCGACTGCATCGGCGATCATCTTATCTACCTGCTCCTGCGAATAAAGGGCACCGGACTGTTCCGGTACCCCTGCTTCGTCATTTGCGGCTGAGATTACGCCGAGCTTTTCTTCTCTCTCGATGTTTACCACGAGTTCTGCTGGGATTTCATCCCCGATGAAGAATTTTTTGCCGCCATAACTGCAAGGCTTCTTTGCAATTAATCTCATGGCGAAACCTCCTTACACTGCGTCGTAACCGAAGAACGCAAGATCATCTGCAGTTTTCTTCATGTCGTAAGCCATAAGACCCTCGACAAACTCAGAATGTGTTCCGGCCTCACCCTGGTAGTTGAGTACCGGAAGTAAGATGCCGTTCTCTAACATGTCCCAAGTGAAGATGTAACCTGCAGAAGGCTCCTCGATGGAAGGTGTATCTGTTGCATACGCTAACAGGAATGAGTTAGGATCGCCGATGAACTGCATATTTGCAGCCTGGCCTAAACCGGCTTTGTTCTGCACGGTCTGATCAATAACAATTCTGTTAACTCCGAAGAGCTGTGCAAGCACGTTCTCGGTAACATTTGCAGGATTTGCGGTTGTACCGCCAAACTTCACTCTTTCGAGGATCGCAGGGTGTACCTTCAACGCATTAAATACGTTGATACCGAGTCCTAATCTGTTAGGAGTACGGCCGGTTGCCTGTCTCATGGCAGTTTTCTTTGCATCGAAGAATGCAATAGGATCGCTGTTGCCGTTGCTGAACTTAATGAACTCATTTCCGGAAACAGCTGTATCATCCTTGCCCTGTCCTTCATTCGCCCATACTCCCTGCTTCATAAAGGACTTGGAGAAATCCGAATCCTGGTGGATGTTTGCCTGTGCTGCCATAACCTTGGTTCTCTGCTGGCGAGGGTCCGCAGTACGAGGTCCCTGGCGGCGGTTAAGGTCCGTCTGACGAATGGAGTCGATACCCATAATCATCTGATCTACCGTACAAGCATAGGTCTCTGTGTGTTCAGAGATTACTGCAGTGTCAACCTTGCCGTATGCAGGCTTTCTCTGCCAGTTATCACGTAACAGATCCTCTTTGTCGAATACATAATAGTTGTCAGAGGATAACCCTACCGGGCAAACCGGGAACATATTCTTTGCAAGGGTCGTTGAATCCTGCTGATAATAAGCCAGCGCCATAGTGGAAAGCGCTGTATGTGGTCTGAAAGCACCCTTGGCAATGTCTGCCTGGATGCTCTTTGTTGTTCTTGTCATTTACCATTTCCTCCTTCTTTATTTTGCGGCATTCTTCTGATACTTGGAAATCTGAACTCTAACATAGTCATTCTCAGCTGCATTGCTGAGCGCCACGCCGATCACATAATCTCCGTCAGCTGCCTTTGTTGCTTTTCCTGCGGTTGCAGTTACCTCTTCGCCCTTCTTGATGGCTCCGCCAGCAAGAATGTAGCCGATGTCCTTAATCTGAACATCTACCTTGTCGCCCTTTGCAACCTTTCCGGACTCTGCTCCGGAGATGTCGTTATAGCCTGCCTCAATAATTGCAATGCCTACGATAGGTGCTGTGCCGTCGGTTGCTACGACTACATCTCCATTCTCGTCATATTTGAGAATGAGGTTTCTCACATCGTCGATAGCAGCACCGGCCTGCTCTGCGATTGTCACAGACTGGTTAATCTGTGAGCCGTTGAAGTTTCTCTTTACCATGGTCTTTTCCTCCTTCCTTAAAATCCTTCCTCAGCGTCGTATGCGTCCATAAGGTCCGGGTTATCTTCCCAAGCCTTAGCCAGCGCATCCGTATAGCTCATGGAAGGTTCTTTCTGCATATAGCTCTTGGCGATACCTTCGATCTTGCCCTCTGCATCACTTACGTGCACAGAGCCGTGGCCGGACTTGCCTACCTCGGAAAAAACGCCGGACTTGTTGACCGCTTCCACGGTGGCATCAAGAACGGCGATCATATCGTTGTATGCAGTTCCACCGGTAGCTCTGAGAGATTTGAGCATAGGTACAAGCTCCTCTTTCTTCTTGCCGATGATTTCATACTTGCCTGCTACGGCTTCAAGTTCTCTGTTCTCAGCATCCTCACGGAACTTTCTGAGTGCTTCGATTTCTGCCTTAACAGCAGGATTGAGTCCCTTGTAGATGTCCTCGCCATCTGCAGGTGTTTCCTGGTTCTGCTCAGGCTTCTCAACAGACTTTGTTACCGCAGGTTTTCCCTCCGGAGTCTGCTCTGTCTGAGCCGGGTCGTCTGCCACGCCGTATCTCTTCTCAATATCTTCGAGAATGAGAAGCTCAGCCTGGGTCATTTTGCTCTTGTCGATCTTCATATCTTCGTTGTCTCCTTTCGACTGTTTCTTTTTGCCCTGGTCCTTTTTGTCCTCTGCGTCTACCTCCGGATCGTCTCCTTCTCCGGCAGGCTTTCCAGCGGCGGTCTGTGCCTTCTCGATGTTGTCATTCAGCCTTGCAGCCGCAGACTTCATCATTGCCAGGTCACTCTCCGTCACCTCGTCACTCTTTACGATGTTGATTACCTTTCCGCCGGACCAGTTGCTAATCGCTTCCTTCACTACTGCAGTGAACTCGTCAAGGCTCTCATTCATCGCTGTTGCTGCGCCGGTGCTATCCAGCTCCTCGTCATTCAGAATCGAACAGAGGCTTGCCTGCAGTGCGTAGCATATATCCCAAATTTCATCAGCAATCTTTCTGTTCTTGATTTCATTGAAACGCTCGTTGAAACTAACAGAGTTGCCTTTCAGAACTTCCTCTACTGCACTGTCGATCTCTTCCTGGTTCATGCCGGCCTTTTTGCCGATGAAACCGAACAATCGGCTGACAAAACCATTCTTATCGCCATTCTCTCCTGTGGACTGCCCCTTTTCGCCTTTACTCTTTGTTAGCTTAATGTGAGCATCCGGATTTGCACCTTCATCTACAAAATCAACCTTGCTGATTCTGAGATTTTTTAACTTTGTTGCCACTTTGCTTCCTCCTTTCCGCAAGATTTATATTAAAAAAGACACCTTTGCGGTGCCTCTCCTAATAACGGAATGATGTTTCTGTTGCTGATAAACTCTTCTAACTGCTCTACTGTGGACTCTCGCAGGTTATTCAAACCGTAGCGGTCCATAAATTCGAGCAGGAAATCAGAAAAGGGCACCATATCGGATGCCTTGCTGATCTGTTTTATCAATTTGTTCTTTTTGCTTAGATTTGTCTCCATAATGTGAACTACCTATGCCCTTATTACGCTCTCGTATGTGGAATTATAAGGTTAAGACTGCTGAAAAACTCAATACGCCCCATTTTTACAAGGTGTTTTCATCTTCTACTTCGACTCTCTCAGCTTCTCCTTCGATTGAGAACATCGGATATGTGCCGTCCTTAACCTTTTCCCATACATCCTCGTCGGTTACTTTGAAGCCGATCCACCAACCAATCGGAAGAGTGCCTGCCGGGATTCCCATTGCCTGCATTTTCTCTTCCGTGAATACCACGGATTCAACCAGGACTGCGGCTCCGCCTCTTTCGTGCATTTCTCCGCCTTCACGATAGAGTAATACATACTGGTATGCTGCGTTTTCCAGTTCTTCCGGCTCGATGATGTCCTCCTGCCAGTCCTCAATCTCTTCTCCGTCAGCACGGATAGCCACATTCGCCCAGCCAAATGCCAGGTGCTTGTCGTCGTCGGACTTGGCAATCTTAAACCTGCCTTTAATCACATTGCTGGCAGGCTCTTTCTTCTGCGGTTCTGCAGACTTCTTGATGAAATCAGAGAACTTCTTCACTTTCTCACTTCCTTCCTCTCGGTGCAGCCACTTCGATATACTCGATAGCGCAGGCACATCTCGGGTGTGCAGGTGGTAACATATGTTGTCCTGCAAACAGAACCTTTCCTTTGAAATCAAAGTCGGAGTCCATATCTACCTCAGTACCTTCCAGCACATTGCAGATGTCGCACACCGAATCGTCTCCGGATGTACTCCATCTCTTTACCATCGTTCCAAGATACCCTTCGCCCTGTGCCTGGCGTATGCCTTCATCGGCTCCACGGTTATAAGCAAAAGCACTCTCGGTCTGAGCGATTGTGAATGCCCTGGCCCGGTGCTGTTTCTCTGCATATTTCTGAGAAGCGTCCAATGCCTTCAGGCGGATGCTCTCAATCTTCATTCTCGGATGCTCTTTTCGCATCGTAGCCACGATATTGTCATAATACCTGGCGTTTGCTCTTGCGTCACCCTCTGTCAGACCGATGCATGGACGAATGAGCCTTGCCAGTTCATCTACTGTATGGCTCTCTCTCATTTTCTTTTCCAGGAGTGCCGCTATTGCGTCCTTCTGTTCTTCTGTGCATCGGGTAACAAACTCAGCTCCTCTTTCACTGATCCAGTCGAGAACGCCAGGTGTCTGAGTGTTAAACTCAAAAGCAAGACCGTCCAGGATTGGTTGCCCGGTTGGTCCCGCTGCTATTGCCTGCGTCCACATTGACTGTAATCTCTCGGCAACAAGCACTGAGTAATCCTGTTGCCAAGCCTCTAATGTCTCTTTGCTGAGGCTTCCGTCCGCTACTGCCTTTCGGAGTTCCTGGTACGTGATGGCATCCTGCTGATCCTGCCAAAACCCGCATAGGATTTCAACCGGTTCGTCACATTCGTTCTGCAGGTACTCTTCAAGTCTGCGTAGGACTTCTTGACTGCCCGGTGTCTTTGCCTTGCGTATTCGCTTTGGCCGTATGAACCTTATTGCCATTTGCACCGCTCCTTCCTAATCGCCGTTTAGCAGCTTCCACCACATTATCGGGGATTTCTTCGCCCTCGCCGTTTTCATCGCTTCCTGCGGCTGTCTCAGGTTCCGGTGGCTGGTTCTGCTCTGCCTGTTGCTTACGCCGCTGGTCTATCGTCCTGTCGTCCGTTGTTCTCTCCGGCAGGTGTCCGACCTGGCGAATGTAATCTTCCAGTCCGTCGTCCGGTACCAGGATTCCGATGCCGGTCATATCCTTGATGAATGCTGCAACCTTCGTTACATCCACATCCGCAATATCGCCGTGGGACATCTTCGGGTACTCCGTGATGCCTGCAAAATGCTCGCCGTTAATGTCAATCAGCGGCGGAATGCCCTGGCTGTTGAACGTCTCGCAGATCATATCCAGGAATGCGCCAATCGCCATAGCGAACAGCTCTGTCTTATCGGAACTCAACGCCCAAGAACCGGTCTCTGAATGCCCTAAGAAAATAAAGTCCGCTAACACCGTCATTGCAATTCGGGTATCGTAGCGGTTGATAATCGCATTCGTGTCAAACTGTCGGGTACCGCCGGAACTTAACAGCTCCAACTCGTAGCCTGCAGGAAGTACAACACCTTCCATCTCGTCTCGGCGAATGCTCTTTACCATATTTTCCAGGGCGATGCGGGTGCGCTTATTCTCGTCGATTGCATCATCCCAAATATCCAAACCTTCCGGGGCGTGCATTACCGGGAGCCCTGCAAGGTCTCTCTCAATGCCGATACCTTCAATCTCCTGGATTCGTCTCTTGAAGTACCAGGATCGATAGGCATTTCTCAGAATACTTCGCCCTTCCGGATTGTTCTTCCTGCTCTTTGTACGGAACAGCAACGCCTTACTCATTGGTATCGTGTACGTTCCGAAGTCCGGTGGCGGCATCTGAGTCATTCCCAGCAGATTGTCCTCGTTGTCGTATTCCCATCTGTAGAGCGTTTCCTGCGCTCTGATAGGCAACTTCTTCCATCCAATCAAACCATCCGTGTATTTACTCTTCGTGGTTGGGTTCTTCGTATTTCCCATACGGCGCTTATACACGATCTCGTGGAAACTCCAACCGTAAGTGAGGAAAGATAAGATTTCCGAAATTGTGTCCGTCCAGGTGTCCTGCATATCGTGCATACAGCTTTCTACGAACTCTGCAGCCTCTTTGTCCTTTGCGGTGTCGCCTCCCGGCTCTACATTCCAGTCGCACTGTCTTACCAGCATCTCGATAGCGAAGAGGATCGCACCTACCACATCGTCATTCTCAGACATTTCACGGTAGACCTCTATTCCTCGTGTGCCTCTCAGTTCGTGAAGGAACTCTTCGTAGATTGTTCCTCCGTAGCGTCGCTGACCTATGCGACCGATTTCTTTGTTAGCCATCTGTTCTCACCTCACTTATTCCAATAACTGCTCTTGCCTAACTGGCTATCCTTAGGCGGTGCTGAGTATGTAGCACCACTCTCTAACTCCGTAAATGCTGACGAACTTGCATCCACCATATCCTTGAATTTGGACTGTGGGAAGTTCTCACACTCGTTGAAATACTCTTCATTCCACGGTGCAATCAGCACATCGACATTGCCTTTATCCATGCCTTCAAGTCCTAACCATTGTGCTGAGAACGGTTCTGCTCTCGTTACCTTGTCTCCGGACTCTTGAATGCACTTAACAGCAAAACCGGCCAAGAGCTTCATAAAACTCTGTGCCTGGTCTTTACCTGCCTGGCCTGGGTCCTGCGGAAGCCTTGTTGCTACCCTTCCGTATTTCGCCCTGTCGGCTATGCAGGTCTGCTTTATAATTTCTCTCACATCGGACGAACTCAACCGGCGATTGATAACGTCGGCCACAATGTACCGTCCGTTTCTTCTCTTTCCGATCAGCACGCCTGCTGTGTATGCCGGGTCTCCCTTTTCATCCTCAGATGTCGCCGCAAGGTCCCAGCCTCTCGCCCACTTGATAACATCGGGCGGTATTTCTTCCAGCATATTTACCTTTACTCGCTTGAACATCAAGCCTGCGGCAGCTTTGATCTTCCAGTTGCCATGCAGTAGTCGTTCTCTTTGTACGAGAGCCATTGCCTGCAGGTTTGCTAAATATCCTGGGTCATTCTTCATCAGAATTTTGTTGTCATGCAGCGTACTTGCAATGAACGTCACGCTCTTAGGCATCGTCTCAGCCTGTTCCGGCTTGACGCCGTTCTCGATAGCTCCCTGCACTGCCTCTTCTCTGCTGTCGAACCAGGTAACAACCTCATTCAGTCGCACCATCCAGCGGATCACTCCCGACCGTTCCGGTATCGGGTAGCCAGTCTCTTGGTTTATCCACCAGGAAATGAACTCAGCAACCCAAGAGTCTGCGTCCGGGTTGCAGGTGGCTCGTACATACGGCTTTACACCGGAATCTGTACGGTTTCGAGACAGCATATAAAAGAACTGGTACTCGCTAAAGTGCGTCAGCTCGTCAAATCCTATCATCGTGAGCTGTGAACCCTGCCAGTCGTCGCAATCTTCATCACGTCCGAGGTGGGCGAAATTGACCGATGCGCCTCTTTTGAAAGTCCAGTGTAGTTTTGGTGTCTTTAACGGCTGGGAACCTTTCACGTAGCGGTAAATCTTTCGTGAACTATCCCATAAGCCTCCTGGAGATGTTACCTGCGTGTAGTCACGTCGGAAAATAGTTGCGTTGTAGTCCGGATTGTTCATGTACCGAAGCGGCTCTAACAGCAGTCCAAAGGTTTTTCCTCCGCCTGCAGCGCCTCCATAAATGCAAATATCCGCAGAGGTCGCTAAAAACATTTCCTGCGGTCCTTTCTGCGGAGCTAATACGATTTTCTCTTTCATCAATCGTCCCTCCCATTATCCGGAAGGTAAATCTGAACCTCCGCATCATTGTCGCTGGTCTGATCCACATAGTCCTGTGGTCTATCCTGCCAGCGGTCTCTCTGCCGGTTCTTCAACCAAAATATCTGAGCCGTGACATCCGGCGGTACGTGCTTCTTGGTCTTTTCAATCTTGACCGGTTTCACATTGCCGTCCTTGTCATACTCAATGATTTTCTTCTCTTCCTCGTACTCATAGCCGGTAGCTCTCTCGTAGAGACTCCTTATTACCTTCGCATCTGATACGCCTTTACCTTCTCCAAGCGCCTTGCCGAATGATTCGTGTTCCTTGGCCCATCGCATAATGGTTCGTTCGGAGACTCCCATGGCAAGGGCGATCTCTTCATTGGTGGCACCCATTGCAGCCAAAGACCACGCCCAGTTATCGTGGTAAGGGGCATTGTATTTTGGCTTAGCTGCCATACATTAACTACCTGCCACTGAGGTAGTCAGCACATAGGTACTCGATCAGTTGCCACCTGTTCTTACTCGTGATTGTCCCTTCCTTCTCAGCTTTCTTGATTGCCTGCTGAATAACGGAAGCGGACTCACCCGGTACCGCATTACTGCCAAACAGTTTAGCGAGGTAGGTCCATTCTCCTTCCTCTGTGAAACCGCAGTCGTCCATCTTCTGAGCGGCGTTCTCGATCATGGAGTGGATAGCCGCACCGACGTTTCGGATGTCCGTAAACTTCTGATACTTGCTAAGTGTCTCCACAAATTCCTTGCACTGCTCGTAGGATGCCACGCCCACAATGTCCGGAGCCTTTGATTCCAGGTCTTTAACCAGTGCGTCCATATCCTTTACCTGGTGCGGAAGGAATGTAAACGTCACATTCTTAAAATCAAACTGAACCGCAGGACTCAGCATCTTGTCGTACTGTTCCAGCGGTTCTTCCATGATCTCCTTGCCGACGAATGACTCAATCATATCGTCCACATCGTCTATCATCTTCACGATTTCTCTCAACGTACTGTCGTCGTCGAAACCGGAAATTGCATTGTGTGCCAGCTGCTTTGCCGCAATCTTGCTTCGTGAGAGACCGGACACATCGACAATAGCGATGATTTCCTTCATCTCTGCAGCACGTGCGCTCTTTACTCTGTGGTGGCCGCTGATGATTTCCAGCTTGCCATCCACCAAAACAAAAAGAGGCAGGCTTTCCAGCTGTCCTCGCTTCTTGATATTAGCGGTCAACTGATCCTGCATCTCGTTTTTCATTATCCTGGCGTTGATGTCCTGCTCCTTAACCTTATCCAGCGGAACCTTGGCGATCACCAAGCCAGAACCCATATCATAGATTACTTCGCATCCTTCGATTTGCTGGATGCCTTTGCTCTGTTCTTCTGCCATTCGTTTTCCCTCCTTAGCCATTCTTGAAGCGTCTGCTGTTCGGTTCTTCCCTCTACTAGTTCAGCCTCATACGTGAGCTTGTAGCCGTTCTTCTTGTCCTCAACCCTGTTTACCAGTTTCATGATGCCTCGTACCTCTTTGTTCTCCGGGTACCTGGTAAGCATTGCGGTGCGCATCTTTGTGACCTTCTCCTGTTCGATATTGTCCAGGAGTGTATCTACAAAATCTCTGTTCTGCGCCAGCATATAACACAGCCTGCCGAGGCGGTATGTCTTGTGTGGCACCTTCATCACGTACCAAACGAATACGCTGTCTGCCGCCATCTTCGAGATTCCGAATACCCCAGCCACATAGCCATCAATCAGCAATGCCCTGTTGAACGTCGCCGATGAACCGACAAAATTGTGAGTCCATAACTCTCTGTAATACTGAGCCTCTGCTGACTTAATCGGGATAACCTGTACCTTGCTATCTTCTCGGATCACATAATCTCTCGGAAGCATACTGCAGTCTAACGGCTGTAACTTACTCTCTGCCGGGCGCTTTATCTTCTTGCCGTTTGCCAGGGAGGTTGCCTCTTCCTCCCGGTTCGTAGTGATGTAAGCATTCAAATCTGCTCTCGTGCCGGAGCGGGCGTATATCGTATATCCTACCGCTTCACCCACTCTCTTCTCCTGGTAGCAGATAACTAATGCCTTCGCATCCATGCAGAGGTCGTAGAACTGCTGGTGTCCTGTCTCCGGGTCAAACAGTTCATACGGCGGTTCCTTCCAGGTCATCTTTCCCTGTGTGTCGTAGAACTTCTCATAGCCGGAGAAGTAGGTCGGTGGGTTTGCAATAACCAAAGCGTGTGGATCATCCAGTACCTCTTTCAGATGCTCCCACATATCCAACGGTCTGTAACTCATGCCACCGAGCAGGTTCTTGATTACCTCTATCTGCCGATTGATACTCTCGATGTGTTCCTCTCGTCTGAGGCGTAGGTCTGTGAGTATCTGATAGAAATAATCATTGCCCGCATTCTTCGAGGTTCTGAGGTACAGCTGTGCATACAATGCCGTTGCCGGGTCAAGAAGCTCTTCGTCACTAAAGCCTTGTGCGTGGATTTCCAGCGGCTCTAATGACTGGCCGGTAATCGCATATCCGAGGACTGTTGACATCATATTGACATCGCTGGTCTCGATCTGCTCCGGCTTAAACCCGTTCTGTACTGCCAGGTTCGCCATTGCAAAGGTACCGGCGCATGGCTCAACGAACCTTGTATATCCGGACTTTGCTGCAGTCTCTATCAGAGTGACGAGAAACTTCTGCTCCGACGGACCTAAGCACCCCAGGAACATCGCTCCCGGGTCCATAAAAAATGCCATATCCTTGTCTCCTTCCCTAAAAATTGTTCAATATATACAAAAAGCCGAGGCGGTTCCCTGGTACTGGCCCGGGGATTTTTGACACCTGTCTCAGCACATTGCACAAAAAAGACCTCAGACCCGAGGGACACTGAGGTACGTTCCATGATAACAAATAAGGCACCGTACCCTTTCGGATGCGATGCCGTTGTTTTTGGACCGGAACCCTGCGATGAACAGGACCTTAACTATGGAATAGCCACGTGCTACTTACACCAGTTCCGGATGTTATGATTAAATCCCTGCCAAACCAAACAAACTCAGCTGCTCGTAACCAGGTTCTTCCTTCCTGGCTTCGACGGCCTTCTTGGCAGGTTCTTTGCTTTCTTTCTTAGCTGCAGGCTTCTTGACCTTCGGCTCTGACGGATCGTGTAACTCCTCAATCAGTTCTCCGGTCTGCTCCGCCCACCATTCAGCGAATACGGTTCTGTGGCACCAGTCTCCCGGAACTCTCACATCTTCGTAGCAGAGAAGCACAAGTTCTTTTCCTTCTGCTCTCGCCTCCGCATTCATCTTCTCGACCATATCAATGATTCTGTCGGTGCCGATGCCTTCCAACTTCTCGTAATATGCAGGCTTGAATCTATCAAGCTCCATATTCAGCATATAGCCTTTCGGTGCCAGCGAGTAGCACTGCTTTCTCAGCGTGTACCCCAGCGGAAACTTCGGTGTTCCGATGCTTATTCCTACCGGGTAATACTTACCACTCTGTAACTCCTTATTGCTATACCTGCTAATCCAAATTGCCATCTCAATCACTCCTTTTATGCTGGTTGTTTATAGTTTTATTATACTATACAGACCTGCCTAAGTACACTGAAATAGCCTTATTTAACCGATTGTTCATATTTCCTCTTCGGCTAACTGGCAGGGATTTCGCCCTGCCGTGCCTGCCGTTGGGAAGAAATACAACTGGCTATTTTTAGGGGTGACATTTGGGTTATCGGCTAATTAGCATATTACCACTTGGTAATTCTTTATGCAACCTACTCATTTTCTACCAGGTTGTTTTACAGCCACAGGGAGCGTTTAGAAATCCGCACCCAGTAAGTAAATAGCCACAATGCCACAAGCTATTCCTATGTCCTTGTAGACGGTCTTATCGCTTATGTTTTCTACTTCCGAAATCTCCTGCACCGTGTAAGGTTTTTCGTCCAGGTACATCATGCTTAACTCTCTGTAACGGCGCTTCGCCTCTTCGCTTCCGCTCTTTTCACACTCCTCACGGTACATTTCGGTCGCTTTTTCTATCCGGAACACACAGTATAAATCTTCTTCACGCTTGCGCTCCGTATCTTTGATTGTCCTCTCGGACTTTCCTGCTATCTCTCTTGTGTTTCCCATAAGGTCCTCAACGAACTTCCATCTCAGTTCTGCCTGCTCCTCCGGAGTGAACTGCTCTCCATCCGATAATGTCGCCTTGATTCTTCTGTACGAGCTGAGCAGTTTCTTTGTCTTTCTGACTTTGCTATCTTCCTTCTTTCTCCTACGCTCTTCCTTCTTCTGCTCTTCCTTGTATGCCCTTACACCTTCCTTGGCACCGATAGCAGCTATTTGGTTGATCTGTTCCTGCGTTAGTGGGAAGATTGCTTCGCCCTTTGCCTTCTCCTTATTCTCCGTTGCCATAATGTCGCCTCCTTGACTTTTCTCGCATTTGCGAGTATAATATTCTCAGTCACGAGTCGTTCCTATCAAAGGGGCGGCTTTTCTTTTTCTCAACGGTTTCTTGCCTTGCAGGTGGCAAAGTGTGATATGTAGCCAAAGCCTTCTGCGCTCTCGGATGATACCTTATCAGCACATACGACCTCGCCTTCCGGCGTAACTATCTTCTCCTTTGCCTTCACTCCTGCTCTTGGCCTGCGGTAGCTGATCATCGTAGGGTCTACCGGCATATTCTTTCCAGCCTTTGTCTTAACCCACATAATATGACACCCGCAGTTCCTGCAAGTCCCGAACGGATCATGGGACCTCATGGGATTTTATCACTCCTTTCTTACATCACATTCCATTATTGCTCTCCTATATTCCAAACACTATCAAAGCTACTATTCCCGCTATAAACATGATCGGTGCCAGGACGATAAACAGTACTGCTCCTACCGTTCCTATAAACTCGCCTACCCTTGTTTCGTCGCAGGTATCTATACCGCCACATATGAAATACTGGCCTTCGCCCGTTTCCGGATCAATTACTCTATCGCAACACTTTCCATTGCATCCATACATTTGTTGCCGCCTCTTTACCGCTTCCTCTTCGGTCTCTTTGTGCCTTCGCACCTATTTCACCCCCCCCCGCTCAATTTTCTTCAATTCTTCAATGCTGATGATTCTGCAGTCCGGGAGCATGATGTTCGCATCTCCCAGGTTGACTGCAGTACCTTCAATTCTCATTTTTGGATAGCTCACCAGCACCGAGCATTCCTGCGCTATTCTATATGCGTTATCTGAGATAATCTTCCGGACTCTCTTCTGATCTGCTACTGAGGTTCGCTTACCGTTGACCGGTATCTTCCGGAACTCAGTCTGCATCTCAGTCTCTCCTTTGTATATCCGCTCATACACGTATAAGAAACCTCTTGCCATATCGCTTATCCTTTCTCTTCGTCCGCTACAATCTTTGCCTTTTCTCCGGTACCTTTGATTTCAAACATCACGCCAGGCTTCAAATATGCGATTGCTACCGGATGTCCAAAGAAATCCTTTGCAGCTCTTCTCAGCTTTTTCTCATACTTTGCCATCTTCTTTGCAGCGTGCGCTCGTACCCACTCTCTCGCAAATTTTGCCTGTTCCATATCACTCTCCGGTGTATTCATATTGCCTCCTTACCATTCATCAATGTCTATCCACTTATCCGTATCTTTTTCCTTGACTTCAAAATGATACTCGTCGTGTTTGCATTCAGCTCCTAATATATCCGTGTACCTTGTGCTAATGTATGACCTTATCTCTATCCCATACACCTTGCCTACATACTTTAACTCTTTGTCTATAGCCTCTTTTATTTCTTCCGATTTACTGTAGTAGCTGTCACCGGTTGGATTCCCGAACCTTTCTGCCACTCTGTTGCAGGAAGCCAGCACTCGCATCCTGATTGTTTGTTTCCTTATCTGTTCTTTAAGTTCGTCTTTGACGATTGCACGTATTCTTTTTTCAGATAGCATATTATCTCCTATTCGATTTCTTGATTTTCTCAATTTCCTGCAAGGAAGGTTTACCTACGCACTTCTCCATGCCAGCCGCCAGTTCCTTTGCTCCTGGGTTGTTCTTCTCGACTTCATCTGCCAGGTGGCGCAGGACTAAAACTATCAGCCCCGCATCGTTCTTGGCGTATGGAGATATGCTGTCGATAACCCTCTCTGAGTAATACTGCAGACCGTGGCTCACCAGGTTCATTGCCTGCTTGGTCTTGCCCTTTGCAATCAATTCATTGCCTCTGTCTACATAACTACTCACTCTTGGCTTCATCAGTCCCATATCTACTCCTCCGGATCTTCGTAATCGTAACCTTCTGTGTCTGCATCGCCCAGGATGTCGTCGGTAATATCCTCCGGCTCTTCCTCGTTAGGTTCCTCGGCTGGTGTATCTCCCGGCTCTTCACCGTTCTCTTCCGACTGTGTTTCTTCCTCTGCGGGCTGGGTGTCTGTTTCCTCTTCCTCCGCAGGCTTCTCTTCGTCTGCCGGTCCAGGTAATGCCGGTCTTACGTCTGCATCGATGTATGTACCGTCGATAATATCCTCGTTGCCTTCGCCTTCCTGCTTCTGATCCTGCATAAAGTCTGAGTCGAAAATCGTTCTCTGCTGGGTGTTCGCAATCGGCTGCAATACATAACAGCCGGTCTCTTCATCCATAACCATCTCCATCTCGTTGTTGAGATTTCCACCTTTCTCGTCGGTAATCTTTACTGCAGATGTGACCTTGTGCTTGAACTGCGGCTTGCTAATCTCCCTGGACTCTCCCTTGATATTCGGGTCGTAGTTCGGGATAAATTCCTTCACCATGGTAACGTCAATCTTAATTGTCATACTTCCTTCGTTGGACTGCTTCTCAATCATGTTTCCAAGAAGTCTCTGCAGAACAAAATTCATATCGTGCTTCATATTCTCGAAGGTATTGCTGTCGAAATCCAATTTCTTGTCAAAATCATTCATCACTTACTCTCCTTTGCAATCTTGCCGTATTTGATATTGTTCTCATTCATAAAAGCAATCAGTTTTCCCAACTGTTCCTTGGTTCCGTCTGCAAAGAAACGTACTCTGTACTTCTTTTCCTGCTTAGGTTCTTCCTTCGGAGCGAACGGATCAACTGCCTGCTCTGTCGGTGCCGCCTGCGCCTCTCTAGCTATTGCCTGGGAGAATGCCGATCTCTCAATGGACTCGATTACCTTACCAATTTCGGACTGAGGTTCTGTCTGTTCGACTTCTGCGGCGGCTTCCTGTGCTTTCTTAGCTTCTGCCGCTTTACGCTCCTCTTCTTCTGCCTCACGCTTTGCCTGCTCCTCAGCTTCCTTCTGCTTGCGGATTTCTTCCTGGCGTTTTCTCTCGGCCTCTTCCTCAGCCTTACGGCGCTTGTCCGCTTCCAGTCTTTCTTCCAGGTCTGCCAGCCTCTTGTTCTCTGCCAAGGCCTTGCTGAGGTCCAGGGTCTTGATGTACACATCCTTCGCATTCAGCTTATACTTACTATCCAGGCTGTCGATAGTCTCCAAATCCGTCTTAACCGTGTCGATCTTGTCCACGATTTCCTTCTGTGCGGTTGCCAGCTTATATGTCTGATTAAGGTAACGGCTGTCGAAAATCTTTTCAAACGGCAATACCTCGGCCAAATCTCCAATATTTTCATCGTAGGTAGCCTTGATAGCCGCTTTCTTTTCTTCCTTCTGCTTCTCCTCGAACGCCTTTACCTGCTGGTCGATCAGTGCGACCGGCTCATTGATAAGTGCCGTGATTTCCTTTAACTCTGCCTCGAACACTGCATAAGGCTCATTGATGATGTTCTTTACCTGCTTTCTTCTCTCCTCAATAGCCTTAATGAGCTTGTTCAGCTCTGCCCTGTCATTCTTCGCTGCCTTAATGTTTTCCTCTGTGTAAACCGCATTCTCGTAACCAGCAATCTTGGCTCTTACTGCAGCCTCCAACTCTTCCTTGTTCCACTGAATGCGTCTGAGGAAACCATCCTCTGTCGGGTTAATCAGTCTGAACCCCATTTCCCCTGCCGGTACTACCGCTGTCTCAACAACTTCTGCTTCCACTGTTTCAGTTTTCTTTCTTCCTGCCATTGTCTACCTCCTAAATTTGATCCGGTCCTACGACCTTTATCATCACATCAACCCTCGGCGTTTCTGAGTAAAACTTCCTTACCTGTGCATCCACGACTGCCGAATCATCGTGGTACGCTACCAGGTTTAGACTGTCGCAAACAATCTTGCCGATATTATCCCAGTCCGGCTTCTTGGTTGGTCTGATCCTGTGTTCCAACATTTCCCTGCGCTTCTTCTTGCTGGTGGACTTCGGAATTTCGTAATATGCAATTATCCTTACATCCAGCATTGCCCCTTCCGGAAACATCTTTCCTTTGGCTGCTTCGTTGTAAAACAGCTTCACCAGGTTTTCATAACTGGTGGTCTCTTTCGGGGTGTACGTCTTAACATGCGCCCCAGCTCTTGAAAACTTCGGTCTCTGTTTCCCGAATGGCTGTCCTGGTATTGTGAAACGAATCTGCTTCATATCTTCATCCACTTTCTGCCTCCTATGCCTTGTCGCCAATCTCGGCCGACATCTTATCCGTCACCTTCTTGGCTGTCACCTTCGTTTTTCCGCTTGTTGCTTTGTAGAGTTCTGACTTATCTGTGCCTTCCTCCACATACACCTTCAAGTAGTAATCTAACTGCTTTCCGGTCTCTGTCTTTTTTCTCTTTCCTGGCCCGACGGTATAACCGTTCTCGTGCAGGATTGCCGTAACCGTCTTGCGATCTTCCAGCTTGTCAATGCTGATTTCTGCCACCTTAATCAATCCCATGCTGTCATTCCTCCATTAAATTCTTCATGGCATCGAACCTCTTCGACGCCGCCTTTTCTCTCCAACTTCTGCCTGCAAACCTTACCGGAAAGCACATCTCAAATATTCTGTCATAGATACGTCTGTATCGGATGTCCTCTGACTCCTGCATATCCTTCAATGTCATATTCGTAGTGAGGATCAACGGCTTTCCGGATAAATACCTGCTGTCGATGATGTTGTACACCTTCTCTAACGCATAATCGGTACTTCTCTCTGCTCCCAGGTCGTCGATAATCAACAGCTTTGCCGCATTCAGTCCCGCCATTATTCTTTCTTCCTCGTCGGGGTTGCCCTGGATGTTCTGCAGTATCTTCACGAATGATGTCATAACCACCGGGATCATCTGATTCAGCAACTCATTCGCAATGCAGGCGGCCGTGTAACTCTTCCCGGTTCCGACCGTCCCCCAAAACAACAACCCTTGGCGTTTCTCGTACATTTCGTCAAACCTTTTCACGTAATTGCCTGCGAGGTTGTAGATTTTCTGATTGTCTCCGTCCACCTGGTATCCGTCCAGCCTTGCCGCTTTTAGCTTGGCGTCCATAAGGCTGCTGGCTTTCAATCTTTCCAAACGCTGCATTTCCTGTCTCTTCTTTTCTTCCTCTTCCTTGCGTTTGTTCTCCTCAACCTTGCACTTACAGATACATGGAACAATTATCTCCCTGCCGCCGGTAAAATCCGACGCTGGCAACCTGGTCTGCTTTTTGGTTCTGCAGACTCCGCAGTAAAGCAGTCCGTCTTTGCCGATGTAGTCGCCCTCATTCTGCTCTGTCTCGAATGCTTCTGCAGGTAAAACCTTCTGCAAATCCAAATTCATCGTCACTCACTCCTTCCGAACGGATTCTCGTTGTCGTCGTACTCTGCTTCGCTCTGTGCGGGCTTGTCCTTTGGCAGATAGTCCAGGAACGGCGTTGACTCTCCTAAGAATGTCTTGCCATGCTTTATGTACATTGTCTCTGTTCTCTGCTTCTTACACTGTGCCGCATAGTTCTTTACCGCTTCATACAACTGCTCGTGGGAGAAGCCATCTTCCAGGCGGGCCTTATACTTCTTGTATGCCTGTCCTTTATCAACCTTCCTCGGGTATGCCTCCCATAGTTCCTCAAAATCCGTGGTGTAATTACCAATCGCCTTATTTGACTTCTGTTCTGCAGGCAGTACCTGTTCTTTCGGCTCCGGAAGTTCCGGCGTTTCTGTGCTTTCTCCTGCCAGTGCTTCCTTCTCAGCCTTCATGCGGTTGTAATATTCTCTCTGCCTGTCAGCCTCACTGGACGACTGGCCGATGAAGTTCTGAATATCCATCATGTAGATTGCTCCGTTATCGAGCATCTCGATTAAATCCAGCTTCTTGAATACATCCAATGCTTTCTCGACGGTGCCTACCTGGTGCCCTGTCAAAGTTGCCAGGATTTCCGGCGTGTACGGAATCACATTTCTATACATCAACCTGCCGGAATTGCTCAGGCTTTTCAGATAGAGTTTCAGCAGGATATTACTGTATAAATATCCGTCCTTCATGCTCTCTAAAATCTTCATCTCGTCCGTGTCGAAAAAGTCCTCTTTCAGCTTTAGGTAGTAATACTTTCTGTTGTCTGCCATTCAGTCACCGCCTATCTCCTTAAATGCCTGCTGTTAAGTCCATAATCGAGATCGGCTTCTTTAAGACTCTGTTGTGTCGGCAGCAATCGCACAATTCGCATCTGTCCGGCTCAACCTCTCCATTCTTAACTCTGAGGATTCTTGGCATATTCATCTCTACCATGTGCAACGCTTCCTGCAGATAGTTGTCTGTTACGTGGATAATGCGGATGTCCGGCTCTGTCTGCTTAGTTGCTCCTGCAATGAAGAACGGCAGCTTCTCGCCGGTATTCTGTCTCACGATTTCCTGGTAGACCGCACCCTGGATGTCGTAACCCCAGTAACGGACAAAATCGAGGTAGCCGATGTCTTTTACCCACTTCAAATCCGTAATGGATGCCATGACCTTCAAATCAACGATAGCCACTCCCGGAATGTATGAGTCCATCTTGATCTTCCACTTCGCCCCGAACAGTTCTCCTGTCATAATGACCTGCTTCTGACCGCTCATATACTTCATGAAGTATTCGTCTCGCTCGATACGGGCGATGATCTCCTCTGCCTGCTCGAAGTTTGCCTTTAACTCTCCCTTCTGAGTGAAGATTTCCGGATTGTCCTTCTTGAACTGATCCAGGCTTCCCTCAAAATAACTGTCTACATAGCTTCCTACCAGCAACGCTGTACTCTTTTCATCCTGCCAGCGTCCGTTAAGTTTCTCCATTCCATAGAACTCACAAGGCATCTTACCGTAGGTTCCGGCAAAATCCTTATACCCCGATACGCTCATGTACTCCTGGTTAGCCTCCTGGCTATAATAATTTTCTGATGTCAGCTGCATTCTTCTTCCTCCTATTCAACCTCTTCCAAATCTAAGCCACCGATCTGCTGTTCCTCTTCTTTCTGCTCGATCTTATCAAACGGGTCCTGCGCCTCTACGATGTCCGGCTGGTTGTCACCGTAACTTCCATCGCCATCCTCGCCGTAAACTTTCTGATCGTCCTGGATTGCTCTCTGCATATCCACTGACAACATACCCCACTTGCTAAGAAGCATCTTAATAACCGTCTTTAATGCCATTGCCTCAAAATCTGTCGTCCACTTGCTGCCCTTCTTGTTGTTTTCCAAGTCGTATCTATACGCCGTCGAATACTTGCGGGCATGGTTATCTACTTCTGCTGTTGTCATAAACAGTTCTTTTCTGAAACCGGTTAATAACTTAAAGCAGGCATAATAACCGGCAATATTTTCCGATTTTCCTTCGGCTCTCTGCGTGCATTTTGAAAAATCTTTCACAAACTCAACCTCTCCTGTGATCGGATTGTATGAAACCAGCTCATCCTTATAAACAACAGAGCAGTTCATTTTTTCATAAGATCCTGAGCGGATCGCCAACTGGATAAATCCCTTATACATCATCTGAAACTGTGCTTCCGGATGTTTCTCCCATTGTTTCGTCTGCGGATTGTACTTATTGTTGTTGTAAGGCACGATTGCCGCAAACCCTAAATTGCTGTCAATCGGCAAATCGTAGGTTGCTGCCACAAACGCCGCACTCATGATCGTTGTTGCCGGGCATTTCTTTAACTGTGCTGATCCAGCAACCACATTCGTAATGGATGCCAAAAACTGCGGTGCTTTCTGCCCTAAGACTTCCGTAAATTTCTTCTTTACTGCATCCTGGGAAATCATGCTCTTAACCTGCGCTGCTACACTTAACTGCGTTCCCTGCTGTGTTGCCACTGCATTCTGTTCTGCCATACTACCTTTCCTCCTTTTCTGCTTCCGTGAGACTTTCGCCACACAACTTTAATATTTCTTCTGCGCTCATATCATCCACGCATTCTTCACAAATCTTCCCTTCCGGAGAATCCCAAAACTTATCTCCTGCTAGGATTCCATACCCGCATTTCACACATTCGTGAACCGGTACCGGCTCCGGTGCGTTCGGGCATCTTGGATGGCATGGGTTCATACCGCATTCTACACACATATTCCTTCTGCCTCCAATCTTCTCAAAAACGTCGTAGCATTTACCGAGCATCTGAACAGATAGTTCTTAACCTCGTCCTTGAATAGCAACGGCAGGTATGCCTCTCTGTCCTCGATCTTGCATATATCCATCTTCCGGTTGCACAACCATAAGATTTGCTCAGCCTCTTCATCTGAGATGTGAATTTCTTTCTCTCTGTACTCGTCTACGATTTTCTGCAACTCTTCGCTCATAGGCTTTCTCCTCTCTCCATTCTTCAATGAAGTCCGGCAGGTACATTCTCGCCTCATTTACAAAATATCCGACGATCATCACCACTGGTAAAACCAGCCACTCGCCGCCGTAGGCTTTATATCCTCTCTCGATGTACGCTGCTTCAACCGATACTTTTGTGAGGACCAGTCCCAGGCTTACCCAAAACCAATACAGTCTCACAAATCTTCTGACTTTCTTTCTAAATCTTCTCATACCGCCTGTTCCTTTCACTTATAGAAGTAGTGCTTGCCGTACTTGAAAAGAAATTCCAAATTCTCGCTGTGCCACTTACTGTCGCTCTTGCTCTCAAAATACAAAGCATCCTGGCTTTCATTCCAATGATCTACCTGGATCAGCCCCAATGCTTCGTAGCACTCTTCGTCCGGCTCTATTGCGTCGTATCTTCCGTTTGCTACTGGACTGAACTGGTTCTTCTGAAAAATCACTTCCTCGATTGTGTCCGGGAACTCATCGCTCCAAACTCTGTTGAGGACTACCAGCATAACCAGCGCCTTTCCTTTCACGCCTTCACTCTCAGCTTCGGCCATTGCTATCTTGCATAGCATGTAAGAATCGTCCTTGTCCCAATCCATACTTGCAATCAACGGTTCTTCTGTCTCAACTGCCTTTGCTGTCTCCGTTGGTTGCGTTGTCTCTTCGACCTCCGGCATATACGTCGTCTCTGCCATTTCCTCTGTGGTTATGTAGACCGGCCGGCTTTTTTCTTTCTCCTGCCCGAGCGTTTCTGAAATGCCACTTGCTGCAAAACAGGCAGCTCCGACCATCGTTGCCATTCTTGCCGCAAACAATATTCTTCGCTTACTTGCTTTCTTCAATTCTGAACTCCT